TTTCCTAGCTGAAGGAATCAATCTACTAAAAATTGAGTTAGAAGATGACAACCGAGAGGCTATTTATATCCCGCTATCAAATGTTGCATTAATTGAGTATTTTGAATCCATGGAGAAATTTAATCGAGCATATCCTCCTGGAACTGGATGTGGGTATTAGAAAATGACTAGAAGTATAAATGAACCTATCGAAGATTATATCAAATATGTCAAAGAAAATGCTAAGCGCATTAATGAACTTGTAAGAAAACTAACCGGAGGTAAGAAAAATGACTAAATTAAACCCAACAACAATGAAAACACAATACGATGGACAATATGATACATTCTGTCGTAAAAATCACGACTATGGCAACTCATTCGAGGAGTCTTTGGACCAGTTCGGAATTGTCGCTAGCATCGTCCGTATGGGCGATAAGATGAAGCGCTTAGAATCCCTAACAGACGACTCCAAAACGCAGCAGGTGGGCTCTGAGAGCCTCCTAGATACCCTTGAGGACCTATCTAACTATGCTGCGATGACTGCATGCTGGTTGAAGGGTGTACAGGCAGAAGATGATGTTATCAACAAAAGCTATCATGCAGTGAAGGATTTAATCGAAAAGTGTGACGATTCTGATGTAATGGACGCATATAAATACAATATCCAAGATATGCAAGATACAATGAAATTTTGGAAAAAACCAGGAACTCCATTTACACCATTAGGTCCTGAAATTATGGACGACCATTCATTACAAGAGGCACTTTTTAATAATTATATTAAAGAAACTGTGGATGAGTGTGCGAATCGTATTCATCAACTAAGTATAAGAGGAGAGATTCCTACAAAAGGTGGAATTGAACATTATACTTATAAACTTGGACGTTTGGCTATGGAGCACTACAAAGACCCAGAACAAATCATCGAACACGTTAATCGAATGAATTCATTCCGTAGTCTTGATGATAAGTATGCTAAACTGGTTGTAGACTCTATCAAAGAGTATATTCAAAATTTCAATAAAGAAAAAGAATTTAAGGAATCTAATTCTAAAAAGATTGTTGTATTTGGTCGTGCATCAGGTAAAAATATGGCAGTTATGCGTAGCCTCTTGAAAGACCTTGGATTATCTAGGGAAGCTATTCGGGAAATCTTCGATGAGATGGAGGAAGACGATGAGTAAATACACAGCAATTAGTCTGGTTGTAGACAAGGAATTCGATAAGTGGAATGTTGATCATGGTCGCTTTATGGTTCCAAACCTATATTTCAATGTCCGTTCTATCAAACAAGTAGGAGATTATATTGAAATCAAACACGGCGGTACTTGGTGGCGTCCTAAGAAAGTGTTAATTAGCAAATATGTTGTGCTTGGTATCCGATATTGGAAAGACCAAGATTCATTAAACAGAGAAATCCTTGGTGAAGATTATGCTAAGGAGACGGAGGATAATCATGAGTAAATCTATCGTTATTGTGATCTGTCGATCTACTTTACAAGAAATCACTTACTATGATATCAAAGACATTGAGATTATATATGGTGAAGTGCATGCGGTTGAGTTCATCGTAACAGAACAAAGCGGTGTGCGACATCATTATCCAGCTCCAGAATATTTATACGAGTTGTACAAGCAAATCGATGAAAAACTAAATACTAAAATTCGAGTTCCGGACGAAAAATCATCAATGTTTAGGAATTATAATCCAAAATTTGACTTAAGTAAGGGTGATGTACATGAGCAATCAGGAAATTGATTTTAAAGTGTTGGTTCCGGTCTACTCAAAAGAATACCAAGAACAGAAACGATTTACAATTGGTGAGTTACCAGAAGTATTTCGACATGTTCGTAGTGTTCGTATGAGCGATAATTATGTAACGATTGTCTATGGACGAACTGCGACGACAATGGAGAAAGCAGTTATTCGTAAAGAACATATTCTCTCGTACCATTATTACTTGAATGATAAGGAATTTGAAGCTGCATTGAAAGGAAGCGAGGAAAACTAATGAGTAAAAAGCCTATAGTATTGGACCATCATGATGCGGTATATCTGAAGAATTCGGACGATACAATCCGCGGATGGCATATAGATTTGGACCGAAATCCGGTCCTTATGGGGTTGTTTGGAACTGTTGGACAGGCTGTTATTCAAGGTTTTACCTATCAAATTCGGGTGGCAGAGCACGGATTTAAGGGTAAAAATGGGCATTATTTCGTCGAAATCCTCTGGTTAACAGACAAAAAGTAGGGTCGAATCGGGAGTTTTGTGGGGCGAAATTGGTGGAAAATCCTTTAATATTAGAGGAGAATTGCTGGTTTTGCCTCATTTTGCTGCCCGAAAAATCGGCTTCAACACATGAAATTTTTTTGTGCAGCTACTTGGCGTACTATAATATTTGAGGTAAATTGGGTGAAACTGCCCGAAAAAACATGGGGAAAACTTAAAAAACCCGTAAATGCACGGTAAAATCTCACATTTTCTATTGTTATTAGGAATGAGTTAAAAAGTGAACTGTATATAAAGACAATAGGGAATTGAGGGCAAAAACTGTGTGCAGCACAAGGAGGTAGAATTTAGTGGATTTTTTAGATGTGTCTGTGAAAAAGTTCACTTCCAATAATCGTACTGTCGATTATGAGGTTTCTCCTGACTTTATATTTGGCGACGCGAAAGACTTGGTAGTTAAAGGTTCCAAGTTTTACGCATATTGGAATGGAAGTTTCTGGGACACGAAACAGAAGAACCTATTTTATGATATTGACTCTTTGCTTTGGCGTAAAGCAAGAGAATTGGAAGATGGTCGTCCTGGGTTACGAATAGATGTAAAAGAGATTCGTAAAGCATCTGCTGGTAAGTTTCGTTTATTTGCAGATTTCTGTAAAGCGTGTGAAGCGAGCGATATTTCTTTCAACCAGAAAGTTTTATTTGCAGACCACAAGATGCAGAGACGAGATTACGCAACAACGCAATTAACATATTCTCCTCAGGAGGGAGAAGCTACTGCGTTTAAGGAATTGATTGGGACATTGTATCTTCCAAAAGAGCTAGACAAAATCCTCTGGTTCATGGGAGCGTTATTTACGAACAAGATGTACAAGATTGAGAAGTTCATGTATTTGTATGGTTCGAAAGGTAGCGGTAAAGGAACAGTCCTAAAGATATTCCGAATGCTGTTTGAAGATTATTGTGGAACGATTGATTTGAAATTGCTCACGAGTGCTGACCAATTTGCAACAGGACAAATCCAAGAGGTTCCATTATTGATTGACGAGGATACGGACATCAGTCATATTTACAATGATACACCATTGTTAAAACTGACTTCGCATGAAACCATTTCGGTCAACAAGAAATTCAAAGAGCCTTATGACGTTAAATTTATTGGGTTGTTAATTACAGCCTCAAACCAACGATACAAAGTTCGTAACGTAGACTCGGGTATTACTCGAAGAGCTATTGTTGTGAACCCAAGTGGGCAGAAGGTTAGTCATACGAGATATAATCAACTGATGAGTCAGATTAAGTATGAGCTGCCTTATATTGCTCACATGGCTATCTCAAGGTTTGAAGAATTAGGATTTGATTATTATGACGATTATTTCGACGTGGACATGGCAGAACAGACTGACCATATCTTTGACTTTATTCGAAGCAATGCTATCCATATGCAAAACGGTATTACACTGAAACAAATCAGTGAGTTATATCGTGAGTACTTGGAAGACATGGGCTGGAAGACAGACGGATATAAAGCAACGATCAAACGCGAAGCACTTCGATATTTTGATACGATGCTGAAGGACAGTCATGTTGATGGTACCCGCGTCAATAATTATTTTAAAGGGTTTAGGTGGAACATCGCGTTTCCTGAAGGAGTCGTTGGTATGACGAAAGCAGATGACACAGTTGTTCCTGATAATTGGTTGGAATTCGACCACCACAATGAGGTCTTTAATAAACTCGCAGCAGAATATCCAGCACAACCAGCTTTGAGAAATGGTAACCCATCAGAGAAATGGGATAATGTCGTGACTAAGCTTTCGGATATTCAGACAAACAAACTACACTGGGTCAAGGTCCCGCTCAATCATGTTATTCTTGATTTTGATTTGAAGGATGAGAATGGTAACAAGAATTTGGAGTTGAACAAAGAAGCAGCTTCTAAATTTCCACCGACTTATGCTGAGGTCTCTAAATCAGGACAAGGGATTCACTTGCATTATATTTACGATGGTAATGTTAACGAGTTGGATAATTTGGTCGAAAAGAATATTGAAATCAAAGTGTATCGAGGTAAGTCCTCTTTACGACGAATTGATAAAGCATCTAACAACCTCCAGCTATCTCATATTTCGTCGGGCTTACCGTTGAAGGAGAAGAAGGATAGAGAGATGTACGACCAGATTAAAGAAATTACATATACGGAAAAGACGCTCCGTAAATTTGTAAAGCGTCAATTAGGAATGATTGAAGGTAAAGAACCGAGTCACCCTAACACCAAACCAACGATTGATTTTATTGCTCACGAAATTCAGAAAGCAGCTGACATGGGCCTCGAGTATGATATTACTGACTTGCGTCATGCTGTATTTATGAGAGCGATTAGGTCGACGAATAATAAAGATTACTGTCTTGCTGTATTTCAGAAAATTCCATGGTCAACAATGAGAGACGATGATGGGGCTACTGAAGCTAAACTCACAAATTTCACGAAAATATATCCAAAAGAAGAATTGGTGTTCTTCGATATTGAGGTATATCCAAATCTATTTGTTGTTGTCTGGAAGAAATACCATGATGACGAATTCACTAAGTGGATTAACCCAACTCCAGACCAAATTGAATATTTAATGTCGTTCCCATTAGTTGGATTTAATAACCGACGATATGACAATCACATTCTTTATGCTCGATTACTTGGGGCAACCAATATGGAGTTATTTACTCAGTCGCATCGCATCATCAACGAAAAAAATGCGAAGAGTGGAATGTATGCGGCAGCTTACGAATTGAGCTACACAGATATTTACGAGTACTCTCAAAAGAAACAATCGTTGAAACGTTGGGAAGTAGATTTAGGTATCAAACACGTCGAGATGGAAATTCCATGGGACAAACCAGTACCTGATGAACTAGTTCCAGTAGTTGTCGACTACTGTGTAAATGACGTAGATGCGACTGAGAAATTGTTCGATGCTATTTATGCGGACTATGTCGCTCGCGAAATCTTGGCGACGATTGCTAAAGGTTCAATGAATGCAACAAATAATCAGCTCACTGCCAAATTCATATTCGGTGATGACCCTCGTCCACAAGACAAATTCAACTATGTACATCTTGCCAAAATATTCCCAGGATACAAATACGAATTTGGTAAGTCATATTACCGTGGTTATGAAACTGGTGAAGGTGGATTTGTTTATGCTGAGCCTGGAGTATATTCTAACATCGCTTTGCTCGATGTTGAGTCTATGCATCCAAACTCATTAGTAAACATGAACTATTTTGGTCCGTATACTAAACGATATGCCGACTTATTGAAGGTCCGTGTTTTATTGAAACATAATAAGATTGATGAAGTAAAACAAATGTTCGATGGTGTCTTGGCTCCGTTCCTTGACAACCCTGAATATTTGAAACCATTGGTTACTGCATTAAAGATTGTTATTAACTCCGTTTACGGAATGACCTCTGCTAAGTTTGATAATAAATTTAAACATCCAGACAATGTGGATAATATCGTCGCGAAACGTGGAGCGTTATTTATGGTCGACTTGAAATTCGCAATTGAAGAACAAGGATACAAAGTCTGTCATATTAAGACCGACTCGGTCAAGATTCCAAATGCCGATGAGAAGATTATTCAATTCGTTGAAGACTTCGGCGCACAAGAGAAATACAATTATAAATTTGTTCATGAGCATACTTACAAACGTATGGCTCTAATCAACAACGCGGTTTATATTGCTCAACTTGAAGATGACGAATGGTCACCAACTGGAGCTGAGTATGCTAACACATATTTGCTTAAACGGGTTTGGACCAAAGAAGAATTAGTCGATAGAGATTTCTTTATCACCAAACAATCCAAAGGCCATATTTATCTTGGCGATGAGTTTGTTGGTAAGGTCGGTTCTATTTATGCGTCCAAGACTGGAGCAGAATGTATGTGGACCGACGATGATGAGAACTTCAAATCTGTAACTGGAACAAAAGGATATTTGTTTAAACAAACAGACAAGTTTGATATCGAAGATGTAGACTTCTCATACTATGATAAAGTAGCTATTGATGGGCTTAAAAAGATTATGAAGGTCGGCGATATTACCAAAGTGGTAGATGATATGCCTAAAGATTACATTGATGCACTTGAATTACAAGCGTCATATTCTTCACCAACAACTATCAGTATTAATCATGGAACTCTGAGAGTTAAGTCTTCAGAGCTCGCATAATGCGATTTTAAAATTCGCAGAAATTACATGGCACATAATAGAGAGGAAGAGCAAAAATGCTCTAATTTTATCCTCTCTTTATTTTTTTGTGACACACGTCAGACACACGTCAGATTAGAAAGGACATAACATGACACAAATCACACAAATTTCAAATTCGCAAATCATCCTTGAGGATGTTCAATTCGTATTCACTCGTAACTTCGCTGGAAGACCAGAAAAGTATAATCGAGTTGGCGACCGCTATTTTAATGTAGCTGTTTCTCCTGAAGATGTTGATATTCTTCGTGAATATGGTGTAAATGTTAAATTGTATGAACCAAAAGCATCAACGCCAGAACAAGAATTGAAAATGCAAGAGAACCCTGATATGTACGAACCTACATATTTCTTCAAAGTCCGTGTATACACACAATTCAGTATGCCATCTATAGCTATTATTTATGATAATGGTGAAATTGGAACTGACGACATTGTTGAAGCTCATGACCGTACATATTTGTCAAACGAAGACCAATTGGCTATGTTGGATGACATGGAAATTGCAGCTTGTGATATGACGATTGCTCGTCGTGACCCAAGTCCAGATGGACAATATGCTCGACTAAATCTTAAGAACGCTTATATACACGTGGTAGATAATCCACTACGTCGTAAATATGGTTTCTAATAGCGGGTATCAAATAGAACTTTACGATTACCAACGTAAAGCCATAAATAGATTACACAATGGTTCCGTATTATGTGGAAAGGTTGGTTCAGGTAAATCCTTTACTGGCCTTTTCTATTATTTAGAGAACCATAAAGATTTACCGCTCTATATTATCACAGTAGCTAAGAAGCGAAACGATAAAGAGTGGCACCGAGATTTAGAAAAACTCGGTATTGAAGGTGTTGTTGATTCATGGAATAATATTACAAAGTATCTTGATGTTAAAGACGCTTTCTTTTTATTTGATGAACAACGAGCTATTGGTTACGGTTCATGGGGCACATCTTTTATTAAGATTGCTCGTCGTAACAAATGGATTATGCTAACAGCAACACCTGGTGATGTGTGGATGGATTGGATGTGTATATTCTTAGCGAACAACTTCTATCGAAACAAAACTGATTTCGTTGATAGACACGTCGAGTACAATCCATATTCTAAGTTTCCTCAGATAAAAAGATATCATGAGACAGACCGTCTTGAACGATTGCGACAACATATTGCTGTTCCAATGCAAGACTTTAGAACTACTAGAACACACAGACAATATATTAATGCTTCTTTCGATAAAGATTTGTACAAATCGGTAATTGATAATCGTTTCAATCCATTTACAGAAGAGCCGATTATGAATGCTTCCGAATTCACACAAGTCTTACGTCGTATTGTTAATACAAGCGACCGTCGACGCGAGAATGTTAAACAACAAATCATGACTCGTGACAGAATCATTATATTCTACAACTACACCTATGAGCTTGATATTCTCAAAGAGATTTGTCAAGAATTAAATAGGGCATTTTATCAGTGGAACGGTCAAAAGCACGAAACAATTCCAAATGCTGAAACGTGGGTATATTTAGTGCAATACACCGCTGGTGCCGAGGGATGGAACTGTATTACAACTGATACAATCTTGTTTTATTCATTGAACTACTCCTATAGAATCATGGAACAATCCGAAGGTCGCATAAACCGAGTGAATACCTCCTTTACGGATTTGTATTACATTTATGTGAAATCCCCGGCATCCATTGATGATGCTATCGCTAGGTCCATATCTAGCAAAAAGAAATTTAACGAAAGGAATTGGGTTGAACAAACATGTCCAAACTCGAAAGAGATTTTCAACGAACATTGATTCAGGATATTCACAAACGTTTTCCTGATGCTATCGTTAAAAAGAATGACTCCGGTCATATTCAAGGTATCCCTGACTTGTCAGTAGACATTGGGGCATATTCTTACCACTTGGAAGTTAAGCGAAGCGAGAAAGCTCCTTATCGTCCTAATCAAGAATTTTATTTGGAAAAGTATAACAAAGCTGGTGGATGGGCTAGAACCATATATCCAGAGAACAAGGAGTTAGTGTTAGATGAAATGGAACAGACACATCGAATACGAAGGTAAACATTCATTTCTTAGCGCTAGTCAATGTCATTGGTTAAATTATACACCAGAGAAATTGGTGGAACGATTTGAAAATGAAAAAGCTAAGCAAAGAGGTACTGAATTACACGAATTTGCAAGTCATGCGATTCAGCATAGAATTCGCTTATTGCCCGGACATACGCATCCTGCAGTTGCAAATTTTGTCAATGATGCCATCGGTTATCGTATGGATAGTGAAGTATTGTTATTTTACAGTCCGTATGCTTTTGGTACAGCTGACGCGATTCGTTATGAGCCTCCTAAGAAAGATAATCCTCGCGGATTCTTGAGAATACACGATTTAAAAACGGGGGTCACTAAACCTAAGATGGAACAGTTACTCGTGTACGCAGCATATTTCTGCTTAGAGTATAATGTTGCTCCCGAGAAAACTGATTTTGAACTGCGTATTTATCAAGGAGAAAACATTGAAACATATATTCCTGAGGCTGAAGATGTGTATGATGTTTATCACACAATTAAGGAGTTCTCTGGAATTCTTGAAACGAAACCTAATTAGAAAGGACCATATTTGTAATGGATTTACAAGAAGCTTACGAGGATATTCTCTTACATAGAGGAACTCCTCACCAAGGTAATGTTCCTCACAGTGGACGCTATTCATGGGGTTCTGGTGAGAACGCATATCAACGGGCTACTTCATGGTCCGATAAAGTTGCTAAATATCGGAAAGATGGATTAAGTGATACGCAAATTTCTATGAAACTTGGTATTACAACTACTGAATTCCGTGCCCGAAATAGTATATCTAATCAACAAATTCGTTTACACAATAGCTCTCGTGTGCTCGAATTAGCAGATAAAGGATTGGGTCCTACTGAAATTTCTAGACAAACAGGATTGCCAGAATCAAGCGTTCGTATGTACATGGATGCTAAGGTTAAACATAATATTAATCGAATGGAATCTGTTAAATCTGATTTGAAAGAATTAGTAGCCTCTAATCCATATTTGGACGTTGGATTAGGTTCTGCACAACAATTAGGTATTAATGAAAATACTCTCAAACGAGCAGTGCAACAGTTGGAAGCTGAAGGTTATCATATGCATAAAGTATATGTTAAGAATGCTACTAACGATGATCACTGGGTTGAAATGAAAGTATTAACCAAAGAACCAAATGCTGATGTTGTTAGAGAACACAAACACGAAATCGAACCACCAAATATTCACAAGAATAGTGATGGTACAAATGAGTTGGGTCTCAAACCAATTCAACATATTGATTGGAAGCGTGTTGATATTCGTTACGCTGAACAAGGTGGAACCGATAAAGATGGTGTAATGGAACTTCGTCCTGGTGTAAAAGATTTAGACCTTGGAGGTTCTAAATACGCTCAAGTTCGTATTGGTGTTGGTGGTACACATTATTTAAAAGGGATGGCTGTTTATGGTGATCCTAAAGATTTTCCTAAAGGTGTTGATGTCATTTTCAACACTAACAAGAAACAAGGTACAACCAAACAAGATGTTTTAAAACCTTTGAAAGATGACCCGGATAATCCATTCGGAGCTCAAATTAAAAGGAATGGACAACTTGGAGCTATCAATAAAGTTAATGAAGAAGGTGACTGGGGAACTTGGGCCAAGACCTTATCTTCTCAGTTCGTATCTAAACAACCACCTGCTTTGGTTAAAGGTAGGATTCAAGAAACATATGCTAAGCTACAGAAAGAGTTTGATGAAATTAATAGTCTTACAAATCCTGTAGTTAAACGTGTAATGATGCAAGACTTTGCTGACGGACTTACAACCAAACGTCATAATTTAAAACTTGTTGGTTTTGATAGAATGAAAGGTCAAGTCTTATTACCTTTATCTGGTATTAAAGCAAATGAAATCTACGCACCAAACTTTAAGAATGGTGAGAAGGTTGTTCTTGTTCGTTATCCTCATGGTGGTATTTTCGAACTACCAGAACTAACAGTTAATAATAAACTTGGTAACACTGCAGCTAAGTTTATGAAGAATGCAAAGGATGCAGTAGGTATTGACTCTTCTGTTGCTAGTAAATTATCAGGTGCAGACTTTGATGGTGATACTGCAATGGTTATTCCTAACAATAAGAACGGTATTAAAACTAGTAGGTCGTTAAAAGAACTAAAGAATTTTGATACTAATGATTATTGGACTCCTGATAAAAAGATTCTTCCTCGAGATTCAAAAGGTAATTGGACAGAGAAGCAGAAGAAGATGGGCGAAGTCAGTAACTTAATTACTGACATGACTTTAAAAGGTGCTAGTCAATCTGAAATTGCTAGAGCTGTACGACATTCAATGGTTGTTATTGATGCGGAAAAACATAATCTGGATTATAAACGTTCAGAAAGAGAAAATGGTATTCCAGAATTAAAGAAATTATATCAAGACCATTATGATGTTATTACTGGTAAAAATAAAAGTGGAGCTTCCACTCTTATTTCTAGGTCCAAGACAGAACACCGTACCTTAGAGACATGGTATAAGGAACGTACCCCAGAAGAACTAGCTGCCAATCCAAAACTTAAGCCTACTATTAAGAAGACCAAAACTATTTCAACAGATCATGTAGTTGAGATGGTTAAAGATGCTAAGACCCTTGGTTCAGGTACCCCTATCGAGAACATGTATGGTGACTATATCAATGCCCTTGGTAAGATGCGTGACAAGGCTAACAAGGTAGTACAGTCTTCGCCTAACTTAGTTGTCAACAAGGAAGCTAAACTAAAGTACAAGTCACAAGTTGAGTCTCTACAACACAAGCTTAATGTTGCTTTAGCTAACTCTCCTAGAGAACGCCAAGCTCAGCTGATAGCTAACAAAGTCATTGCTGAGAAACGTGACCCTGACATGCAGAAAGACCAACTTAAGAAGCTTAAACAACAGGCTATTGCAGCGGCCCGTCTAAAGACTGGTGCTGATGGAGCTAAGACAAGGATTCAGATAGAGCATGATGAATGGGAAGCCATTCAATCAGGTGCTGTTAGTACTAAGATGCTAACTGATGTACTACGCTTTGCTGATAGTGATAGAGTTAAACAGTTAGCCACACCTAAACCAGAGACCACTATGTCTCTAGCTAATGCGTCTAGAGCTAAGGCTATGATTAAGAAAGGTCATACCTATGCTGAAGTAGCTGAGGCTTTGGGTGTTGGTGTCTCTACCATACAGAACCTAGTCTAGTAGAAAGGAGGACTACACATGGACGACTACCAACTACAGACAACTGTTGTTGATGCTATGCTAACAACATTAGACAATCCATACAACCCTTTCACTGACTATGACAAGTGGTGGCAATGGGACAAGGACAATGACTACAACACACCTGAACTCCTTGCTAGTGTCATGGGCGACACTAGTGATGCATTAGATGATGTTGAAGTTGCACAGCTTCAAGCAACAGCGATGAACTGGATTATAGATGATGGTCCAATCACTGGCGTTTGGACAATTTGTAAACCAGATACAAAGACACCGATTCGTCTACCTACAAATGTGGATGAACAAAAAGAAAGTTTAACAGAATAAAAAGTTAGACACCCCATAGGGGGAGGGTCTCGAAAATTCCCGACCCCTTTGCATCGCCGCACCAATCCAAAATACCCCCGGAGTGGTATAAAACTCTAAATTGGGTCTTTTATACTGCGGTTGATGTACCAGGAAAGGAGAGTAAACTATGCCCAAATGATGTGTATATGCACCTCAAAGCTTTGCTAATGTGGCTGATATCTCCTGAAGTTCTTTCACAGATAGGTGTTTACATAGGTGTGGGCGCCTCTATCATCGGTTTCGGTGTCAAGGTCTTCAAGAAGTTGTGGACAAACTTGGAGAAGAAACAGAATGAGGAGATTGAGAGTATTAAAAACACTCTCACAGCTCTGACTACTAGTTTCCAAGAGATGCAGAAGAACCAAGAGCGAGACTTTTTACGTTTACAGATAATCACAGGCATTCAATCCAATCGATTGTCTAAGAATGAGGTCTTAACTCTATACGGCGAGTATGCTGAGAAAGGTTACAACTCCTATGTTACAAGAATTGTAAACGATTACATAGAAGAATTAAAAGAGAGAAAGGAATCTAACAAATGAGTATTGAAAAAGTAGTTGATTTAATTACAGTATTAATCATTGTTGCTCCTATTGTAGTAAATGTTATCAAACTAATTGGTGCTGTTACTCATAGCAAGTCAATTCAAACATTGGCAGACCGAGCAATGATTATTGTTTCCTCATTAGATTCAGTCTTGATTCCAAATGACACTAAGAAGCGAGAAGCAATGAACAAACTGTTGTATTTCGCTGAAGAAACCGGTGTTAAATTGACGGCAGAACAAGCGGAAGACTATATCGAACATTCTGTTCGAGAACTCCGTCGACTTCAGGAATTGACTTCTAAACCGGAGGTGGAATTATATGCCCCGGAGACGAAGTGATGAGGTAATCCCTCGACAAGCTTTAACGCCAGAAGGTCGAATGCAGAAACTCACAAAGAAAGCTTTCGACTTGGCAGAAAAACAATTGGCCGATGGAACAATCGCGCCAAGTACTTTAAATGCATTGCTCCGTTATGGAACAATCGAAAACGAACTCCAGTTGGAAAATCTAAGGTCTAAGAAAACACTGAACGATTCTAAGATTGAATTGTTGAATAGTGAAGTGAAAGGTAAGGGAGATAGCGAAGAGGTTATTCGCGCCATTCGTGGGTATGCTCCTTCCGAAGCACTATGATACTTCAGTTAGATGAACAGCGTTCCATTCTTAGAGATCTCAGTTATTCTAAACTTTTAGAATTTAAAGATTTTGGTGATAGACTAAATTTTCTATCATTGGTAAATCGAGGGTATCAATCTCCGAGAGATATATCTAATAAGTTCTATAAGTCTAGAATGTGGCGAGAGCTACGAGAAGAAGTCATAGCTCGTGATATGGGATATGACTTGGGTGTTCCTGGTGTTGAAATAGAAGGATCACCTTTAGTACATCATATGATTCCTCTTATTGAGGATGATATATTGCAATGGAGAGAAGAGATTCTTCTTAATCCAGACCTATTGATAACTACATCTTATGGTACGCACAACATAATTCACTATGGACAAACTAGTGACCCTGCTCTTGTGTTTATCGAAAGATGTCCTGGAGATACTAAATTATGGTGAGGTGGATATATGTCAATTCTTAACGATGTTAAGACTACATTGGATTTCGCTTCCGAAGAAGATACTGGATTCGATTCACGGTTGATCATGGAATTGGACGGAATCATTGGTGAACTATCTCAATTAACTCATCTGAGTTCAGAATTCGAGATGACCGCTGATTCTGGTTGGGATTCTTTACTACCAAAGAAAGACCCCAACCTTTTACGACTAATAAAACAGTTTATTTACATCAACATTCGAATTAAGTTTGACCCGCCGTCAGGTAGTGTACTTACTTCGTTAGAAAAATCTCTATCATCCACAGCGCAACGTATAATCATTCAAAAGGAGGAGTTTAATGAGTCAGAACGATTTAATGAACTTAGAACTACTCCACGCGATTAAAGAAAACGAAAGTGATGATATCATCGAACACTTCGGCGTCAAAGGAATGCGCTGGGGATTCAGAAAGAATCGCTCAGAGCGTTCTAAGTTGCGTCAGTTGAAGAAAGCAAGTCGTAAGGCAGGAGCTGCCTGGAATAAGAAGTATCATAGTCGACATATGATGACTTCTCATGACTTGAGAGAAGCAACTAATCGATTGCGCTTGGAGAACGATTTCGCAGAACAGGTTCAAAGGTCAAATCGATTGTCTAATCCAGGTGGTCAAAAATCATTTGGCGCATTTGGTAGAGAAACTGGTAAACTTATCAGAGATACTGCCGTTCAGACAATCACAAAAGATTTGCTAACCAAGAATCCTAAACATTATTCACAATTGACTAAGAATCTTGCCTCATTAGGTAAAGATACTGGTCATGCGATTAATGAAACTGTGAAAATTTTCAAATAGGAGATAACATTTTGGTATTATCGAATAAAGCATATCCGGAAGAGTATATGAAGTTTAAGGAGCAAGTTCTTAGAGGTGAAATTCCGGTCAATCGGATGGTATCACTGGAAATGAACCGAATCGACTTCTTGATTGAGTCACCGGATTATTACTATGATAATCAAGCGATTGAAGGCTTTGTTAGATTTTGCGAAAATGAGATGACTCTGACAGATGGTAGTGATGTTACTCTTCTACCGTCCTTTAAATTATGGGCAGAATGTGCCCTCGCTTGGTTTTACATCTCCGAGGATAAGGTGTATAATCCTAAACTCGGTAAATGGGAAATAAAATCAAAATTTAAGCGACTTACGATGAAACAGTATCTTATTGTTGGTCGTGGAGCCGCTAAATCATTGTATTCAACTTACATGCAAGCATACATGTTGTTGATAGATACGTCCACAACCCATCAGATTGTTGCTGCCCCTACCATGAAACAAGCTGAAGAAATTATGGGTCCTTTTAGAACTGCTTTAAGTAGAGCTAAGGGTCCATTGATCAAATACATGGTCCAGGGTTCTAAGATGACTGGTAATCTAACCCAGAAGCAGCTACTTGCATCTACTAAAAAAGGTGTGGAAAATTTCGCAACGAATAGTCTATTGGAAATCCGGCCGATGTCCATCGACAAACTTCAAGGACTTCGTTGTAAGTATGCCTCTGTTGATGAATGGCTTTCCGGAGAAGTGCGAGAAGACGTAATCGGTGCGATCGAACAAGGAGCATCAAAAAATGATAACTACTTAATAATCGCTACTTCGTCAGAAGGTACGGCTCGTGATGGTGTCGGTGATACTATTAAGATGGAGCTATTAGATATTCTAGAAGGTCGATATTTCAACCCACATGTCTCTATATGGTACTATCGTTTAGATGATGTACGTGAAGTCGCATATCCTGAAATGTGGTTAAAAGCAAATCCAAATCTTGGAGCGACAGTTTCTTATGAAACTTATCGAAATGAAGTGGAACGTGCTGAAAATCAGCCTGCTACTAGAGCCGATACATTGGCAAAACGTTTTGGTATACCTGTCGAAGGTTACACGTATTTCTTCGTGTATGAAGAAACTATTCCCCATAGACCTCAGAATTTTGATGGTCTCGAATGTGCAATGGGCGCCGACCTTTCACAAGGTGATGACTTCTGTGCATTCACATTTCTATTCCCTCTTGGTCGTGGAAGATTTGGTGTAAAAACCAGGTCCTATGTCTGCGAATCAAAACTCAGAAAACTTACTTCTGCTATGAGAAATCGTTACGATGAATTAATAGCCGAGGGTACACTAATTGTAATGGACGGAGTTGTTTTAGATTTGAATAAAGTCTATGATGACCTAACTGAGATGATTTATTCTCATAGATACATTGTGTATGCTTTTGGGTTCGACCCATATAATGCTAGAGAATTCGTTGAGAGATGGACAAGAGATAATGGTGAATTCGGTGTGGAAAAAGTAATTCAGGGTGCTAGAACAGAATCTGTTCCGATGGGTGAGTTGAAAAACTTAGCTATGGAACGTCTTCTCATATTTGACGAAGAATTAATGAAGTTTGCGATGGGTAATGCTGTCGCTATCCAAGATAATAATGGTAACTATAAATTGTCTAAAAAACGTGCCGATGAAAAGATCGATAACGTTGCAGCATTAATAGATGCCTGGGTTGCGTACAAACGTAACCTTGATTTATTCGTATAGAAAGGCCAGTATGAGTATATGAGTATTTTTACTGATGGACTGCAACATGCCTGGCAAATGTTTACCAACGATACAAACAAACCATCATTGGTAGAAACATCACCTCAATATCAACTTACGACTGAACCTAGAGCATTGCATCCCAATAATGCTATTCCTGCTAGGGTATTTAATAGGTCGTCTATTTCATCTATGATTTTCAATAGAATTGCTATGGACGCATCAATGGTTAAGTTTCAACATGTGAAACTAGCTGCGGATATGCAAAACCAAACGATTCAAAGAAGTTCCGCACTTCAAAGATTATTTGAGGTAGAGATGAACACAGACCAATCTAGTACTGATTTCTTTCACGATTTGGTATATTCCCTATTTGATGAAGGAGTAGTTGCTGCCGTTCCTTTGGAAGCAACTGTAGACCCTATGCATTCGGATTCATATGATATAAAGTCTATGCGAGTCGGTAAAGTAGTAGAATGGTTTCCTACACAAATTCGAGTGAAATTGTACAATGAGAACAAGGGAGATTTTTCGGAAATAATTGTCCCAAAACGAATGTGTGCCATAATCGAAAATCCTTTGGCAAATATTCTAGGTACGGATAATCCGACTATGAATCGTCTAATTCAGAAGTTATCAATTCTCGATAAACAAGATTTAGACGCAGTTGCTAATAAATGGAACATGATTCTACAACTTCCAGTTCCGGTCAGAAATGATATTAAGAAAAAAGAAGCTGATGACCGTGTGAAAGATATTGAGAAACAATTGCAAGATTCTAATTTGGGGATTGCGTATATTGCTGCAGATGAGAAAATCACTCAGTTAAATAGACAAATTAATTCCACATTGATGGATGAGATTAAGTATCTGACAGAAGAACTTCTTAGCCAGATTGGTCTCACGAAGGCGGTATTTGACGGTACTGCTACAGCTGAGCAAATGCAGAATTATTACACACGAACAATTGACCCTATTGTGACTCGAATTCAAGAAGAATTCCAACGAAAATTTATTACAAAAACCGGCTATACACAAGGTCATCGTATTGTAACATATAGTGACCCATTCAAACTTGTTCCAACTAGTCAGTTGGCTACAATTGGTGATTCGCTTCTTCGTAATAGAATTCTTACATCGAACGAGTTCCGGGCAGTTATTGGATATGGTCCTATGGATGACCCAATGGCAGATCAATTGTATAACCCTAACATCTCAGATTCTAGACAAGATGTTTCTATCCCTGGGTCGGTCGAGTCCCCTGAAGACCAACAGTACTACGAGGAAGATCCTCAGTATGCTGAAGCACAACTTCAAAATGGCGGCAAATAAAGATGGAGGTAAATCGTATAATGGATAAACATCCCAAGTATGATTTTGCGGGTTATGTAACCCGTAACGACCTACGGTGTACCGATGGGGTCGTAATCCGTCATGGAGCATTTCGTGAAAACGATGGCAAAAAGGTTCCGCTTGTTTGGTCTCATGACCCAAGTACTCCTGAGAATGTTATCGGTCATGTAATGTTACACCATGCGGATGATGGTGTTTACGGGCAAGGATATTTTAATAATACTCCTAATGCACAAAATGCCAAGGAACTTGTACAACATGGTGATATCTGGTCTATGTCTATTGGAGCAAACCGTATTAAGCGTACTCCAAATAATGACGTAATCCATGGTAACATTTATGAAGTATCGCTTGTTGTTGCCGGAGCTAATCCGGGAGCAGTTATTACTGAAGTGTTGACTCACTCAGATAATCCCGATGAAGGAGAAAGAATCATTATGGAAAGTAATGAACTTATTCACTCAGCAAATGATGTTTTGCTAGGTCAAGAACGTGTAAGTTTATTTGACCGAATTCAACACGCCGATGATGAAGGCGCTGCCGATATCATGGATGGAGTACTTGCTACTCTTAATGAAGACCAGCAAGAAGCTGTTGCTATTTTGGTGGAGGCGACTACTAATGAAGCTCTTGAAAACATGGAAAAAACCGTGAATGAACAATTTGACGCTGCTGTCGATGCAAAAGTAGGCGAAGTCTTGGATGACATTGCTGAAAGTATCGACGATGAAGATGAAGAAATTGAACAATCTGCCCTAGGAGGACAAACTATGCACTACAATGCATTCGAACAATCTGCACCTAATCGTGATGAAGAAATCCGTCACTCATTGACTGCTGCTCTTGAAGCTGCTCAGAAATCAGGCCGCAAAGTTGGTCAAGTTCTTTCTGAAATGGAAAATGGCGACGTGCTTCAACACTCAATGAACAACATTGAAATGTTGTTTCCTGATCACCAATTGCAAAATGGTGTTCAAGTAATCTACTCACCTAACACCGCTACTGAACATATTCTTAGTCGCGTAACCAAAGTTCCAACCGCCTTTGTTAAATCAATCATGACAGACCTTTCTGACTTGACTGATGAGCAACTCCGCGCTAAAGGTTATATCAAAGGAACCGAGAAGAAAGAACAAATTCTTTCATTCCTTTCTCGTAAGACAGATCCTCAAACGATCTATAAAAAACAATCTATTGACCGTGATGACGCTATCGATATTGGTCAACAATTGAACGTTGCTGCATTCTTCAACCAAGAAATGCGTATCAAACTGAACGATGAAATTGCGCAAGCAATCTTGGTATCTGATGGGCGTACATCAGGAGATGCTAACAAGATCAAAGAAGACCGCATTCGTCCAATCACAAAAGACGATGACTTCTACACAATCAAAGCTACTTACAATCCAAACATGCTATTGGATATCTTCCAAACAGTCGCTGAAGAAAAGACTAAGATGCTTGGTTCAGGTATGCCATCATTGTACATCAATCCTCTATTCTTGACAAAACTTCGTTTCTTGCGTAACAAGAATGAACAATGGGTATTCGGCGGACAACAACCTGCTACTAAAGAATATCTTGCTTCATTGTTCGGTGTAGCTGAAATTGTTGAAACAAACTTCTTGAAACCTGAAGAATTGATCATGGTTAACCTTGCCGACTACCAAATCGGTACAAACCGTGGTGGTGAAGTGAACACATTCGAACACTTCGATATCGACTACAACAAACAGAAATACTTGATCGAAACTCGCTTGTCTGGTGCCCTTACTCGTGCGAAAGCAGCGGTTTACTTCAAACCTGCAGCTGGATCAGCAGCTGGATCTGAAGCTGCTCGTACAAACGTGCCTGGGGGATAAGAAATGAAGTTCAGCGGTGAAGCTGGTTTTCGATTGAAAGATGTCGAGGTAGAACCTGATGTCTTTGAACCACAATTGGTTACAAAGATTATAAAAGGCAATGTTGTTCAGAATAGATATGGTCGTCAAAATGGCGACAAATCTACAATGGATAACATTACAATTACCAACCAGCTTTCTATCGTTGCCAATCAATTTCTTATGAAACATATTGCAAATCTGCTTTATGTTAAATTTCAAGGCGTAAAATGGAAAGTTGTTTCATACAACATAAAGGCACCTAGAATTTTTGTGGATTTAGGAGGAGTCTATAATGAGCAAGAGGATGCTTATCCGGGATTGCATTCAGAAAGCAATAGCGAAAACGGGCGAGAGCTATAGCCTCTACTACAATCCCACAGAACAGACGACATTGAAATATCCTTGTATTCTTTACAGGAGAAAAGCGATTCGTCAACGACATGCTGATAATATTCGGTATCATACTCATGAAGAGTATCAGATTACTGTTATTGATAAACGTGTCGATACTCCAGTAGTTGACGCTCTACTAGATGAGCAATACTGCTACTACAATAGTGAATTTGTTAATAGTAACATGATTCACACAATACTAACAATTAATTCAGGAGGATTAGCAAATGGCTAAACTTGTATTTGATGAACTTGGGAAACGCTTTTATGAGACTGGTGTCTCTAACGCGGTTCTTTTTGTACAATCTGACACCGGTACATATCCTAAAGGTGTCGCTTGGAATGGTATCACTGCTGCTAACGAATCTCCATCAGGAGCAGAATCAAACGACCAATACGCTGACAACATGAAATATTTGTCACTTACCGGCGCTGAAAAATTTGAAGGAACTATTGAAGCATTTAGTTCTCCTAAAGAATTTGATGTGTGTGATGGTATGGCTGATATTGCTAAAGGTGTAATTGCACACCAACAAAACCGCAAACCATTTGGATTTGCATTCAAATCAATCCTTGGTAACGATGTTAAAGGTAATGACTATGGTTACAAACTTCACTTGTGGTATGGATGTAAAGCTGCTCCATCTGAACGCTCACACGCAACTGTGAATGATAGTCCAGAACCACAAAATCCATCATGGAGTATTACATCTACTCCGGTGGCAATTCCAGGTCACAAACCAGCATCTGTATTGACTATTATCTCTACAGAAGTTGAACCTGCTAAACTTGCTAAAATCGAAGAAGCTATCTATGGAACAGATTCTGCAGATGCATATCTTCCAACACCACAACAGATCATTGAAATGTTGAAATAATTAATTTTTAAAGGGGTATTCACTATGTTAAAACAACAAGTAAAGTATGAAGATTTCGATGGGAACATCCAAAACGAAACTCTATATTTCAATCTTAACCGTATGGAGCTTGTAGCTTTACAGTCTCGTTATGGTAAAGAAGATATGGCGAAATACATTGAGAAACTTATTGAAGATAAGGATCTTGAAAAAATGTACGAACTTCTTAACGATATTGTGTTAACCGCTTATGGTGTTCGTTCTGAAGATGGTAAACGATTCATCAAGAATGATGAAATTCGTGCAGATTTCGAACAATCATTGGCTTATGAAGCGTTGATCGAAGATTTCCATGATGAAACACGTAAAGTGTTGGAGAATTTCGTAACTGGAATTACTTCACATATTCGTGGTTTGAACAAAGCAGAGAATGCTGTCTCTGCTCCGGCTTAATCATATAACATCGGATGGCGTGTATATACTGCACGCCTCCTTTGTTTTTAAATTTTTTGAGGTGTGAATATTATGGCGTCAGAATTTTTGACATTACGAATTGATGATGTTGAGTTATGGGACGATGAGAATCAAGAGTTTATTATCACCCCGGGAAGGGAAGTAACGTTTAGGTATACTTTAAGGATTCTAGATAAATGGGAGACAAAGTATGAAAAACGATTCATTGACAATACTAATGAAATATCCTCGGAAGAAATGTTAGACTTTATTAGAATGATGTGTGATGAAGACGTTGATTTGAATTCCTTATCACAAGAGAATTATGACGATATTGTTGCATATTTACAAAGAACCCCATCTGCTACAAAAATGCCAAAAGCTACTGGCTCAGCAGCATCAGGGTTTACTAGAAAGAAAATATTTACATCTGAGATAATTTATGCTCACATGGCTTTGAATCATATTCCTTTTTCATGGGAGGATAGAAACTTAAATAAACTTATCATGTTATTGAATTGTATAGGGTCTCTACAAGAACCTCCTAAGAAGATGACAAAAGCAGAAGCCATGGAAGAACACCGTCGTGTTATTATGGAACGACGAAAGCAACAACAGAATAAATAGGAGGTTTTAAATTGAGCGATAAATACATTGCGATATCCTCCGTTGACACTATTGAACATTTTGGTGTCAAAGGAATGAAATGGGGAGTTCGTTCTCGGTATGCACTTAATAGGTTCAAAACACGTAGAACTTATAAAAAAGCGCTACGAGATGCTAAAATAAAGTATAAACAAAATCGGCCTAATTTTGGTATGAGAGCTTTACGAAATTCGTCAGCAGCTTCATTGGCATTAGGTCTTGTAAGTAAAAACCCTGATCTTTTGAAATATGGTATTTCCGGAAGTCTCGGAGCATTGGCGATTAATAAAATTACAGGAACGGCTAACGCTAGACGAACTTATAGAGAAGAAAAACGAGATATTAAAGATTCTTATAGGGATTATAAAGAACATTTAAGATCAGAACATCGTAAAGCATTGGAGGGATAATTATTGAATCCACATGATGTATTACAACATCACGGCGTCAAAGGAATGCGCTGGGGTGTTAGAAAAATGTATGAAAACCACAAAGAAAATTTGAGGTATAAATATCGTAAAAAAGGTCTTAGTGAAGAAGATGTAGAGAAAAAACTGAAACGACGTCTTGCTGCAGAGAAAATAGGCCTAGCTGCCGCTGGTTTAGCTGCAGCAGGATACGCTGCTTATAAAGGGAAAAACTATATTCAGGACGAATATCTAGGTAGGACTCTGAAAAATGGTAGTACAATCGATACTGTTACTGCTGCTTCGAAACTAGATAAAGATAGGCCTATTTATGCTGCTTTTGGAAAAGTAGATAAACTAAAATATCGAGGCCTTTACGCCGAAGAACGTGAACGTAAAAGAGCGTTAGCAACGGACATGCAACGAAAGATTTATGGATTGGGAGATCATGACAACCTAATGAAACTAAAAGCAAACAAGGATGTCAAGATAGCTCCTAATAAGACTGCTAGAGAAGTATTTTCAAATCTATATAATAACGATCAATCGTTTAATAGAGCGGCTAATGAAATTGCTTTATTTAGAGGTGGACCAGCCAAAGGTAAGTACGACCGTTTTAATGTTGGTCTAGTGGGAAGACAATATAATGAGTCCCATAAGAAGCAAATTGACAAATTTTATGGCGCATTAAAAGAAAAAGGATTTAGTGGTGTAATGGATATGAATGATAAGAAGTATTCGGGATATAACACAAAAAATCCAACTATTTTCTTTGATCATAATAATTTGGACATGTCTAAGCTTAGTAAAATAACGACCCCTAACATGCGTAAGGATGCTGCCATAGGGAAAGCAATTGTATTTCCAAGAATAATTGGTAGAGAATTTGCCCCCGCTATCGGAGTGGCTGGGGCCGCCACAGCAGCTAAAAAACAATCTGATGCTCGTAATAGGACTAAAAAAAGAGAAAAAGAAAAGGAATATAATAGAAAGTATCGTAAGAAACCATGACAATGAATTTTAATACTAGCGGTGATTTCAATGATTTAGAAAAATTTTTAAAGAAGAAACGTAATAGTTCACTCGATGTATTGGGAAAACGTATTGTTTCTGCTTTGAAAGGCGCCACTCCGGTAAAAAGTGGTAAAACTGCTAATAGTTGGGATTATAAGATAACTAAGACATCTCGAGGGGAAGACCTCGAAATCATAAATACGAATATTAATGATAATGTCAATGTTGCTGTATTAATTCACTATGGACACGGTACAGGTACTGGAGGGTATGTACCTCCACAACCATATATTGATAAAACGATAGATGATGTTTATAAAAACACAATCGATAAAATTTTAAAGGAGTATATGGAATGAATGACACTATCGAACACTTTGGTGTTAAAGGTATGCGATGGGGTCATCGCAACCGTAGAGAATATTTAACTAATAAGTACATGACCAAAGGTTATGGAATACATGATGCTATGCATAAAGCTGACCGACGTCTTGAAACTGAGAGAAAACTTAAAAAAGCGGCTCTTATCGGAGGTGGTGTGGCTTTAACTGGTCTGGCGGCATATGCTGGATATAAAGGAGTCAACAGCTATTTGAACAGACAGAAACAAAAAGCTATGCAAAGAGGCCTCGAAGAAATGGCAAAGATTCAGGCCGAGAATGCGACTAAAGTTTCTGGTAAAACTGGAAAAATCAAGCGTTTAAAGGAAGCTAGTAAAAATCTAAAATCTAGATTCAAAGACGCCCGTTCAAAAGAACTTAATAAATTGAAAGATGCCGGTAAAAATCTAAAATCCAAAATTAAAGATGTACATGACAAAGATTTGAATAAATGGAAAGAAAGCATTGAAAAAGCGAATGCTGCTAAAAATAGTAAATCTAAGTCTCCGTATAATCCAGATATTGATAAAATCTATAAAGATTTCATGAACCCGGGTATTTTAGGACATCAACCATCCAAAAAGAAAAATATGGGCGCTAAACTGAAAGAAATCAGTAAAAACTTCAAACGGATTAACAAACAGGCAAATGGTCAAGCTAAAGCCATATCAGAGTTTGATAAGAATGCTTTGAAGATGTTAAACGAATTACAAAATAGAAAGGGGTAAACTTTATGCATAATTCATCAGACACTATCGAACACTTTGGTGTTAAAGGTATGCGATGGGGTTATCGCAACCGTAGAGAGTATCTAACCAAAAAATATATTGCAAAAGGTTATAATCCTAAAGCTGCTCGTGAAAAAGCTAAAAAACGTATTGGTACAGAAGGTAAGCTTAAAAAAGCAGCTCTTATTGGCGGTGGAGTAGCTTTAGCTGGTTTGGCAGCATATGGTGGCTATAAAGGTCTTAAACATTTAAAAGGACTAAAAGTCAAAAAAGCTAAAAATATTCTATCAGACCGTTCGGCATTTGATAAAGAAATGGATAATGCTTTTGAGGATGTATTTAAAAAATTACAAAAAGAAAATGCTATCGATATTCGTAAAGTACGTCCAATATTTGATCCTGCTCACGAAGCCAGATACAATAAAGCATTTAACAAAACAAAACAAACTGTTCAAGATAGTACAAAAACTATCCGTGACCGTCATAAATTTGCTGGTTCAGAGATGAAACGAACATTTGATAGTATTCGAAAACAAGAAGATCCCGCACATGCTGCTCGTATGTCTAAGATGAATGCTGATATTGACAGTATGTTGAATGATTTGCTTGGTAAAAGTTCAACGACTAGACGAGGAGCTAATGGTCGAAGAATCAAGGATGTTACTAACTCACTAAAAGGATAGAGGTAAATTATGAGCGGATATGTAGATGAAAAAGTCGCAAAGGTCTCCCTTGATAATCGAGGTTTTACTAAAAATGTAGAGGATACTATCGCTGCCCTAAATCGTTTAAAGAAAGCTTTCGATAATGTTAATGGAAAATCTGCCGCGAACAATATTGATTCGGATATGACACAGATGATGAACACCATTTCAAAATCAACGACAAAATCCGAAGGACTACTATCTCGCCTAAAAGGAATTTTCAGTAAAAGCACAGAAGGAATAGACATGTCCGGTGCTTCAAGATCTATTGATAAAATGAATACGGATGTCGCGAATCGTACTTCACGTACGTCTGACATTTTATCTAGGTTGAAAGGTATTTTCCAGAAGGCAGATAATCACGAAGGGTTTCCAAATACCCTAAAATCCATCGATGGATTGAATAATAAAATTGCAGTATTTGATGCGTCACCTCTAGCAGCTGCGTTTGAGAAAGCAGCATCGTCCGTAAACAACTCTATGAGTATTATGAACATTGCAGTTGGTAATGCTCTTAGCGGAATGGTCCAAAAAGCCATGAGTTTTACAGGTCAATTTTTCAGAGGGCCAATGGACGGTCTTGGAGAGTACAAAGATAAACTAGGTTCTATCCAAACAATTATGACAAATACTGAATGGGAAATTCCTGATTCAAGCGTTCGTATGCGTAAGGTATCTGGTTCTTTACAAGAACTAAATGATTATGCGGATAAAACCATCTATTCATTTGCCGATATGACTAAGAATATTGGTACATTTACGGCGGCAGGTGTCAGTCTAGATAAAGCCGGAACTGCTATTAAAGGTATTTCCAACTTGGCAGCGGCATCTGGTTCAAATACTCAACAAGCGTCCACTGCAATGTATCAATTGTCTCAAGCAATTGCTGCTGGTAGAGTAGGTCTTCAGGACTGGAACTCAGTAGTAAACGCCGGTATGGGTGGTAAATTATTTCAAGACAGATTGACACAAACCGCTGAAAAACTAGGACATGCTCGAAACATGACCAAATCATTTCGTGAGTCTCTTCAAGATGGTTGGTTAACATCCGAAGTATTGCTGGAAACTTTGAGAGAATTCTCTGAAGACCAATCCATGCTCGATGCTGCAACTAAAGTTAAATCATTCGGTCAATTAGTAGATACGGTTCAGGAATCTATTGGTTCTGGATGGGCTACTACTTGGGAATATTTACTTGGTGGATTTGAAGAAGCCCGCGATATGTGGACTAAAATTGGGGATATTGTAAACCCATTTTACAATGATGATCAGGGTAAATATTATGACGAAGTAACTGGATTAACTCTTAGTCTGGGAAACTATCGAAATGCCTTGTTAAAAACATGGAAAGATATGGGTGGACAACAAAGTCTATTTAACGCCATTGCTAATAGTTTTGAATTTGTATTCGGAGCTATGACTAAATATCGTGAAGGTTTCCGTTCAGTAATTGGGGATTATAAGACAAATGCTCGTGTATTTTTCGAATTCACAAAAGGTCTTGAAAATCTGACAATTAAACTTAAGAACAATGATAGTATTATGCATTTAATGACTAATACCGGGAAAGCTTTCGGTAACATATTAGTTACTATAGGTTGGGCTATTAAAGCTTTAGCAACTGGTTTTGGTAGAGCCGCACCATCAGTTAATGGTTTAATATCCCCTATATCTAATCTCATGTTCTTAATTTCACAATTCTTCGCCTCTATACGGTCTAATACAAATGTGTATGTCGGACTTCTTTATATGGGTAAAGCAATTGCCAACATATTTGCAATATTAATAAGTGTATTTAGAATTGCGATTATCATCATTAGACAATTCTTCAGTGCATTTTCTGGTGGCGATGGCTCCGGATTCTTAACTTTTGCGTTTACGTTGTTTAAGATAACACAAGCAATCAGAGAATTTATGGTTGCTGCTGAGAACGCAATAAAAAACGTTGGCTTATTCCAGGCAGTTGGTGATTTTATTGCCAATGTATTCAAGGGCATATTTGCGGTTATTTCCGCAGTATTTGGAAAAATCTTAGGATTGACAAATCCATTTACGGGACTATCCACAATTTTATCTGGCGCTGCAAGTGCTATATCTAAGTCTGGAGAATTTATTAATAAAGCTTTGACTGGTTTATCTAATAAAATGTCATCCGCTTGGGATGGCATTGTTAATGGATTTAAAAAAGGTTATGAAGGATTGAAGGACGCATTTGTATCCTTTGATATTTCTAGTATCATCAAAGCTATTATCGGTTTATTTGCTTTAGATAAATGGATAGCTTTTAAGAATTCTGACAATACAATCTTTGATACTGTATTCGGAAAAATTAAGGATACATTTACCAAGTTTACAGATAACGGTAAGAAGATGGCAGAAGATGCTGGAGGTGTTCTTGATACGTTTAAGAATAACTTAAACATGTTCTCTCAAGGTGTTAAAGTATGGCTCCTTGTTGGTATTGCTGCAGCTGTGTTTATGCTTGCTATCTCTATCGAAAAGTTATCAAAACTTGATATGCGGGATCTTTCTAAAGGTTTGATTGGTATGGGAGCGGCTATGTTCGGTCTCATGAAGTCTATGAAGGTATTGGGTAATATCTCAGCATTACCAAAAGGCGCTATTGCTACCATGATTGGATATGCGATAGCTATACGTATCCTAGCCGGAGCTATGATGAAGCTAGCTGAGATTCCTCAAGAGGAGATGGGTAAAGCTATTCTTGGTCTTTATGCCGCAATGGTAGGCTTGTTAGCTTCGATCAAAATCATGTCAAAAATCGGTGGTTCCGAAGCAAGTGTTCTTAAGATGATTGGTTTAGCAATTGCTGTACGTATCCTTGTTATGTCTGTAAAAGCCATAGCTGATATGGAACCCGCCAAACTAGCGACAGGAGTAATAGGCGTACAGGCATTATTACTCGGTTTAGCGGTAGCTGCTAAAATAATCGATGGAGTGAAACCTAGTGTCAAGGCGATTCAATCACTTTCTGTATTTGCCTTTGCAGTTAGAGTATTGGTAATGTCTGTTGCTAAACTAGCAGATATTCCATTCTTGAAACTAATTCCTGCAGTAGCTTCTGTTGAAGTGTTACTGTTAACTTTAGCTATTTGTGCTAATGCTATTAGTGGTGTTAAAGTTAAAATGTCCGCTATGATGTCATTAATTGTATTCGCAGGGACAATTAGATTATTAACTAAATCTATTGAGGCATTAGCCGGGTTGGATGTAGTTAATATGATTGCTTCTGCATCCGCTGTTGAGGTGTTATTAGTAACTTTAGCCGCTGCTGCCGTAGTATTAAACAAGGTAAAAATTAATTTGTCAACAATGGCATTAATGATTACCTTTGCTGCATCTATTTATGCTCTTGTCAAATCTATTGAAGTTTTGGCTTATATCCCAGTGACTTCATTGATTAAGGCTTTGGGCGGAGTGGAGATTCTACTCGTATCCCTTGTTGCTATGACATATTTAATGCAGAAGGCCAAACCTAAATTAGGTAGTGCCGCTCTACTTGCAGGATTTGGTTTAGCTATATTATTTATTGTTAAATCTATTGAACCCCTTGTTGCTATGCCTGTAACAAGTATCATTAAGGGTCTCGTTACTATTGAAATACTTTTGGCTTCAATGGTAGCCCTTGGATATGCGATGAATAAAGTCAAATTCAATCCTTCGGCTGCTTTATCGATGATTGCGTTGTCATTAATGCTCGTTCAAGTTACTAGCAGTTTAAAACAATTATCTTCCATGGATTGGAAGAGTCTATTAGCTGCTACTGCCGCCATATCAGGAGTAATGTTATCATTAGCATTTACTGTTAAAATAATTAACTCATCCGTTGATGATTTAGTCGCAGTTGGAGAATTGCGATTAGTATTTGATTCGTTTGGTTCGTTATTATACGGTATAGGTGCTGCATTAGAACAAGCCGGTAAACTACAATGGCAACAAATGCTAGTTGCTCTTGGAGGGATTATTGGCGTCCTTGGAGCTCTTGTAACCGTAACATGGGTTATGGACAAAATCAATCCAAATATGGAGACGGTTGGTGGTCTTGCTGTATTTGCTGCTATTTTGTATGCCGTTGGGGATGCTTTGAGTAAAGTCGCCGCTCAGCCATGGCAAGGTATTGCTGCCGCCACAGTAGCAATTGCGGTTGTTCTTGGTACTCTTGTTGGTATGTCCATATTGCTAGACAAGTTCGGCTCGTTTAGCGGGGTCGGACAATTAGTAGTATTGGCAGCTGGTCTAATGGCTCTGGCAATTCCAATTATGTTATTGTCATCTCTTAACTTAGTTGCTGTCGGAGTATCATTATTGGCACTCGCTGGTAACTTGGCTATATTGTTAGCCGCTGCTGCATTAGCGCAATTAGTTGCGCCTGGTCTAGCAGCCTTATCAGGAGCGTTGATGACTTTCGGTATTTCATCTATATTAGCTGCTACGTCATTGTTAATCGCAGGTGCTGGTTTCTTAGCATTTGTATTAGCAATTAAAGAGTTAGTATCTATTGCTCCTGCTGCATTTAAAGCTATTGTAGATGCTATAAATAATCTTCTTAGCGGATTAGCTTCAAATGCTCCTAGTATGGTTTCATCCATTATTAAAATCATTAAAACGGGTCTTGAAGGTTTAGTGGAACTAGTTCCATATATTACTAGAGTAGGTGTTCTGATGCTTATCGGATTCCTAAAAGGTATTCGAGATAGTGCTCCAGAACTTATTACAACTGCTGTTGAAATGCTAACCACATTGGCTTCTGCTCTTACGGATAACTTGGATACGTTATTGACAGTCGCAATAGAAATTGCTGTACAATTTATTCAAAGTCTAGCAAATGCTTTGATGAATGTAAAAGACAAACTTATCCCGGCATTAACTTCATTATTTATGGTTATTACCGAGATTGTTGTAGCGTTAATTCAAAATCTTGCAGGACCTATATTAAATGCAATAGCGACTGTATTAGGTCCAATTCTTCAGTTAATTGTTGATTTTATTACTCAATTAGCTCCGGCGTTGACGCCAATTATTCAAATTATTGGTGATGTCTTAAAGGTTCTTATTGAGAATCTTCCTGCCATCTTACAACCAATTGCTGATACTATTCAAGTATTAGTGGCTGGTATCGTTACTGCTTTGGAAATCTTGGCTCCTATAGTAACTCTCATTATTCAAGGAATTATTACAATTGTTTTAACATTAGCTCCGATTGTGCAATCTGTAGTTGATGCTATTGTTGTGGCTTTGAATATTGTATCACAAGCCATTACTGTAATTGGAGATGTCATTGACCGTGTGGTTACCGGAATCGAAAATATCGTCCAAACAGTAGCAGACACTATCACTACTGTTATTCAAGGAATTCCTCCAATTTTACAAGCACTAGGTCAAGCCTTTGAATCCGTTGGTAATGCTATTAAGACTGCTCTTGAAGGAGTTGGTTCTGTTGTAGAATCCGTTGGTACAGCAATTAAGACTGCTCTTGAAGGTGTTGGAAAAGTATTCGAATCAATTGGTAATGCAATCAAATCCGTTCTAGAAGGAGTTGCAGATGTTATTCGCTCTGTTGGAGAATCTGCTAAGAACTTTGGTGAAGGATTTAAACTTCTGGGAGAAGGTATTAAACTCATCGGTGAAAATGGTTCTGCCGCAGCATCTGGACTTGGTTCCTTTGTTGTTGAAGCTCTAAAATTAGCCGGTGTTGGAAAACTAGGTCTTGGTGGAACAATCAATGATTTGGAGAAATTATCCTCTGTTATTTCCGGATTATCATCTAGTTCAGGCACTCTTTCTTCTGTATCATCTGGTATGATGCTCTTATCAACATCTCTAACAATTATTTCTGGGGTTATTCCTACAGTTAATGCTGCGTTAGAATCAATGAGCACGAGCATCGGTAATATTTCTCCAAATATTCAACCAGTTGCAGCGTCATTCCAATTGTTGTCAACACCGATTGGAATTCTAGCGTCTACTTTGGGTGGAGTGGCTGCTGGATTCATTATCTTGTCTGGTCAATTGACATTAACCAAAGTGTCATTAGATGGCATTGTAGCATCATTTGAAGCAATTCAAAATGGTGTCACAATTCTGTCAACTAACATCGGTTTAGTTGGTCCTAATATCGATTTGTTAAGCACATCGCTCACAGCTGCTAAAGATTCTCTCGTGAATTTCGGTGCTGAATTGACAAATTCATCCAATGGATTTATGCAATTAGGTACAGGGGCTACTATCGGTATGACCGCTATGAATACTGCTGTTATGGTTGGTATGGGTACTGTACAATCGACTATGTTGACCTCTATTGGTCTATTAGCTGGTGCAGTAACTGAAGGATTTGTCCTAGTATCTACTGCTGTACAGACTTCTATGGGTATGGTAACAACCGCTGTACAAACTGGAATGCAGGGTGTTGTAACCACTATATCTTCCAATATGGGAGTTGTGGCAGCCCAAATGTCAACATCTCTTGGCGGAGTTGTAAACGTCGTTACTTCTAGCATGTCACGAGTGTCTGGAGCTATTCAAAGTTCAATGTCACAGGTAACAGGGACTATCCAAAATGCAAGTAGTCAAATGTCTGGTACATTTAATAACTTGTCATCAACTGCACAATCTACGATTTCTAACATGATGTCTAGCATTGTCAGTCGAATTCAAAGTGGTATGTCTTCTGCAAATTCTACTGTGAATAGTAACATGAGTAGTATCATATCTACGATTTCAAGCTATAGTGGAAGCGCTAGCTCAAGTGGTTATAATATTGGTTACTATATCTCTGCGGGTATTGCTAATGGTATTTGGGCAAATGTGGGTTCTATCGAATCTGCTGCTCAACGTATTATTAACAAAGCTAATGAAGCGGCTCGAGCAGCTGCGAAAATTCATTCACCATCACGTTTGTTTGCAAACTCAGTTGGTAAGTTTATTCCTCAGGGTATTGCTATGGGTATTGATAAAGAAATGCCTAAGTCAATCCAACAAATGAGTGATACATTTAAAAATGGATTCTCGGATGCAACATCTAGCGCAGTTAGTCATGGTACGGCGCTTGCTGAAGCTGTGGCTAATGCAGTTAACCAAGTCGGAGATATGATGGATGTGGCAGTTGATGATATGAACTATACACCAACTATCACGCCAGTAATTGACACGAAGAACCTCAATAAGTTCTCGCCTAAAGATTATGGATTGACTCTAAGTGGTATGACCAACGTGCCTACTCCAGCTTACAGTCCACAATCAAAATCACCGCAAACTACAACGATTAATACTGACAATTCTACAAAAGAATACCATATTGAAGTGTCTGTGGATAATGGTGGACATCCAGTTAACCCTAAAGAACTCGCTAAGCAGGTTCAAGAACATATTAAAGAATTTGACGACCAAAACCGTCGAGCTAGAGGAGAGGAGGTATTCTGGTAATGCCATTAAAACCAGGTTATTTTCTAGTTAATAATGTTAACTCAGAAACAATGAATGTTTTTATTCAAGAACGTCCGGATATCTCTGCCCCTAAGCGGAGAATTTCATTTGTATCCCCTCAGTCATTTGAAGGCGAACTCGTATATGATGACGATGGATATGAAACAACGGAAATGGAATTGAAAGGTTTCTATGATGGAAGAGTTCATGGAGATAATCATGAACGTATATCTTCGGCTAGAAACATTATTTACACACTATTCAATCAAGGGAGAGGCGAATGGGCTTCATTCGTCCCTTACTTTGATGAAAATCACGTATATCAAGTTATTTTAACAGAGTTGGAATTTGAGAACAAGTATTTTTATGATGGTTGTATTGCTTTCACTGCAAAGTTGAAATGCCAGCCTTATAAATACTTACGAAACATTAGAGACATTACAGTTACTAATGGAGGTTCTTTGACTAATCCAACCTTGTATGCCGCAAAACCAACGGTGACGTTTTCTAATGTCTATGGAGATATTGATATCACTATTGGGCTCACAAAAATGGGGTTCCGTTCCCTAAATAATGAAACTGTGGTGGTAGATTGTGAAAACTATGCCACATTTACAAGAAATAGATCCGATATCCGTAATCTAAATGATAGGACTATGGGTAAAGATTTCTATGAGTTGAATCCAGGTCCTAGTAATGTAAAAATTGCTAGACCTGATGGTTCTGCTTTAAATACAACTTTAACAATCAAACCTAACTGGAGGGTTCTTGTATGAGACCTATATTATACGAACAAGACGAACGTCAGTTTCGTAGTAATGGTATTGCTATCCTCCATGATGCGGAGGAATGTAAAGTTACCGAAGCTCGTAACGGTAAGTTCGAGTTAGAGATGGAGTACCCTGTCCAAGGAGACTGGGCTACCGAAATCATTCAAAATCGCTACATTTTGACAAAACCAAATGATAAAGATGCGCCACATGCATTTCGTATTTATGAGGTACAGTCGGATTTAGCACAAAATAAACTAACCGTGAAAGCCGTCAGCAAGACTGACGAGCTTAGCGGTAATGTTGTTAAACCATTTTTTGCAGGTATTAAAACACCTAGAGAATTATGGGACACTATATTGCAAAATGCAGTAGATCCAGTTCCATATCGTTTTCATAGCGAATTAACTCTTCGTACAGATTACCAATCAGATGCTATTTCTAACGTATTGGCACTTTTGAGCGGTGAAGAAAACTCTATAACTTCTATTTATGGCGGAGAGATTAAACGTACGAATGATGAAATTTTCTTATATCGTGCTCGTGGTCGTGAACACGTAACCACTGTTCGTCCTCGTAAGAATCTTAAGAATATTAAGATTACAACGAATATGAACGGTAAGTTCACTCGTATTTTACCATATGCTAAGTATACTCCAGAAGGTGAAAATCAAAAGGAAGTTACAGTTTATGGTGATATCGTCAAATCAGAACACTATGACGACTATGCCCAAAAGCGTATTGTCGCTGTAGATATCACTAAGAAGTTTGATGATGAGAAGAAACGACTACAGGAACTTCGACAGCATAAATTGTCAGAAGAAAAAGAAAATAATAAAGCAGCAGACCAAGCAAAACGACAGCAAGCTTCTGAAAAAGCCGAGGCTTTAGAACGTGAACGTGAACGTTTGCGTCAACAAAAACACGAAGAGCAGCGTCAGAAACGAGCACAAGCTCGAGCAGAAGCAGTTGCGAGACGTGGACAATCTTCAGGACGTCGTGGAAGAGGTAATGCCGCCGCGAGACGTGCAGAAGCAGACGCTAAATGGGAACAACGCGAACTGGAGCGTGAACAGAAATGGGCTAAGCAGGAAAGCGATAGACGAGAACGTAAAACAGCATCTAAGCGATCAAGAGCAGAAAAGAAAGCTGCGCAAGAAGCTGAAAGAGCAGCTCGTAAATCTCGTCAAGAACAAATTAAAGAAGATACTAAATTTGTGATTACACCTGCTATGGTATCATCCGAAGCGCTTACTTATTTTGATGAAAATCCAAATGTGGATGTTCCTAATATCAAAATTGAAGTTGATATGGTGCCGCTTCAAGACACAACCGCTTGGGAACGTGCAGTTATAAAAGCTCTTGTTGATGCACAACTTTGTGATACAATTGATATTTATGTTCCAAAATTAGATGTTGATATTACTCTCAAAATCTCTGAGATCGAGTATGATTCAATGAGGGAGCGTATTCTTAAGATTATTGCAACTTCTGATGGTAAAAATTCTTCTACTATAGCTGATGTTCAGAGAGCTGAGTGGAAAGATTTAACCAAAAAAGAAGTAGATGCACATGTTGAGGATGTTAAAGGATCTATTAATACCATTATGGATAGTGCCAATGGCAAAAATAGAAACTTTTATGGTCCAGATGAGCCGCCTACAGAAGGTCTTAAAGAAAATGACATGTGGTTCAAAGATATCGGTGAGGGCGAGACCGAAATGTATCGCTATGATGGAACTCAATGGGTTCTTGTCATGCCGGCTAACTTCAATGAAATTATCAACGAACAAATTGATAGTATTATGGAAGAGGTTTCTGACCTATTCGACCAATACGAAATGAGTAATGAGCAAATGCAGGATGAGCTTGATAGAATAAACCAAGATACACTATCGGCGATTGCTGAGTCTGAACAAACTATTCGTGAGGAGTTAACAACCGCTAAATCAAAATTGGAGCAAGTTGCTAATGACTACAATGAATCCAAACAGTATTTAAGTACCAAAATTGCGGAGTTGTCCCAGAAACAACTTGCGGACGGACGTGCTCTCTTGACTAAAATCGAGAAAGATGTTAAACATCTTGAAGATGGGATTACAGAGAAATACAACAACCTACGTATTGGTACTAATAACTTAATTAGGAATAGTATTACTATGCCTCCTACAGACTTCCGAGGATGGACTGTTGCTACTGAAGAAACTTTTAGGTTATACTCAAAAGATTTAACCGTTTTGAAAGTAAATTCACAATCTCGAGTTGCATTATCTTTAAACCCACCTGAATCCAATATGGTGAAACTTAGACCCGGGCAAGATTACATATTCTCATTTTATGTTAAATCTTCTGGAGGAGGTCAAGTAATTTATCATAGTCGATCTGCAACAGATATCCAATTGGTTTCTTATGACTCATCTTATCATAACGGTTGGAATGTATCTAGAGAATGGGAGCGTCACTGGGTTAAATTTAGAACCCCACGTAACCTTTCTAATCCTAATGCAGTGTTAGGTATTATCAATAAAGATAGTGGAGCTAACACTATTTATACCGCAGCATGGCAATTGGAAGAATCCCATATTCTATCCGACTGGCATCCAAATGAGAATGACATTGAGGAAAACCTTGCCGAATACAAGAGAACTATCGATAGAAACTTATCAAGACTGGAGCAGACGATTGGTAATGTGAATGAAGGATTAACCAATGTTAGAACTTCTATCGACCAAACAAATCGTTCTATTACAACTACTGTTCAAGAAATTAAAACTGTAAAAGAACAAGTTACTCAGAATAAAACTAAAATTGAGCAGCTGCCTGGATCTATAACGTTACAAATAAACTCTGCTAAAGAGGATGTTCTTCGAGGCGCTAAAGCATATACAAATACTGAGATAACTGCTTCTGAAGGAAGGATTGTTAATCGAGTTACCCAGAATACCCCTGGCATAGTCGAAAGTCTAATCACAAGTAGTATTACTCAGGAATCAGGTAAAATACGTCAAGCTATAACTAGGTCTATGACCGAATTAGGAGCTAATGTAAGAACTGAGACTCAGAATATTGTAACTCGAGAAGTTGGTAGTGTTAAGGAAAGGCTGGCCGATGTAACTACTAAAATTCCTAAGAAATACGGTGGTCGTAACTATTTGTCTCAAACGGATAGAACACGATATTCAGAAGCATATACTCTAAATTCAAATAACTACTATGTGATTTTGGGGTATTCTTTACTCGGTGGTAAAACTTTTAAAGAGCTCGGAATTCCTCGAGATTCTAATGTTACCTTACAATTTAAAGTACGTTTTAAAGGAAGTGTATCGAACGCTCGCGTTATGGCGGAGATATATAGTAATACGGCATATCTACAAGGATTTAATAATGTTCCTGGTTATCCCGAAATTAATGGTAAGAATATTAGAGGCTCGGATTGGAACTTCCGTATTGGTAAAGTCCAATTGTCATCGACAGCTTGGGAATCCGGAAATCAAATCCGTTTTCGTGTAGATGACTCACAAAATACTCAATTCGAAATTATCGAATGTACATTATATACAGGAGATATGGTGATGGATTGGGTTGCTGCAGCGGAAGATAATTTGACCGACAATAGTAGTCAGAACTTAGTACGAAATGGTAATTTCCAGTATAACGCTAGTGAAACTGAAAAACTGAAAACGGACTATTGGAATATTAATAGACCGACGGGAATAACCATCGACACTACTGGTACAAACACATTCTCATATTTCGGTAAAAAAGGAATTATTCATGCATATGGACAATCAGCAGGCTGGGCCTATATTACACAAGAAATTGTAGATAAGTTCCGTAAAGGTTACCCCATTACTGTATCATTAGACGTTGCTCGAGAAAATATGTCTGGATGGGAAAAAGCATTTATGCGGGTATCTATTTTCACAACATATAATGGGACACGAAAAGAGTATTTTAAAGACTTTTATAAATCAGACCCAGAGTTTGTGGATATGAAAGCTGGTGTAAAAATTCTTAGACGTGTTGGAGCAACCTTTATACCTGAAACAGACGCCGACAAGATTGAGGTTCGGATAAACTTTATTCCAAATACATATGTGCAGTTTTATTTGACAAATATTCAAGTAGAACGTAGTAAAAATGTAAATGGATTTAAAGACCATCCATTGGATATCGATATTACTAAGAATGTTAAATTCCAACAGGTGACTCAAACGGTCGATATGTTTAGTCGAACACTAGGTGCTAGTGAAAATGGTATTCCTACCAAGATTGCCGAAATGGTTATGAATAATGACCGATTCCAAACAACAGTCACTAGCAGAGCTTCTGCTGGTACAAACCTTATTCTGGATACTGAGACTTTCGAAGGTGCCAAAACGAATTTCCGTGATGGAATGGGATACATATCACCTATCCCAGGTCAATACGGTAAAAATGCATTTGATATTAGTATTATTAAAAATACTGCTTCTCCAAATAGATGGATTGGTGTGTCTCTCCCGACTGCTTTATCTGTGATGAACCCCGGCGAAACATACACAATTAAATTTAAATATTATATTGATTCCTCTAGGGATGTTCCTGGAGAGAGCGCATATTCCGTCGAGATTAAAGACCATACTAGAAATAAAGGACATGCTGTACTTTCCTTAGGCGCAAACGATAATCGTACAGGACATGAAATCAAACGTGGGGTTTGGACTGAGTACACGAAGACATTTACTGTACGAGAAAAGATGATATTCGATAATACAACCATGTTACCATTTTATGCCTGGGTGGATAAAGTTGGTAAACTCTCCATTTCGGATATCATGTTGGTACGTGGTAATACTATTGGTGAGTATATACCAGCAACCGGTATCTCGAGTACTATTGTTAAACAGCTTGCCGACTCGTATGCTATTCGAGTATTAAATTCTGGTTCAAAATTAGTCACTGAAGTTAATGCAACGCCTGATGGCGTACGTATTAAAGGTAAATCGATTGAATTAGACGGACAAGCTATTATTCACAATGGTATTATCAAACAGGCTATGATTGGTAACGGTCAAATTGGATCTGCTCAGATTGGAAATGCAACTATTAGTGATGCTCATATCAACAATGTGAATGTCAGGAAGATTGTCGGTCTGGAAGCTGAATTTAATAACCTCATTGCTAGAACAGGGACAATCGACCGTATTTTCACTAGGGGTATTGATATTGGTGATAGAACTCGTTTAACGGCGGCAAATGGAATTCTATCTATCCAAGGACATCATGGTAGTTGGAATAGTTCCAGTACATCCGCAACTATTCGGACAAATGGGCGATATTTTGGTCCGACATGGTTCTGGGGAAGACAAACGGATAGTCAGGATTATACTCCTGTTATGACAAACGCGTGGATGGATTATCCTCTTGGTACAAGACGAAGTGGAGTCCATGTGTACGCGGTCCGAGGACTATTTCTCATTTCATTTCCAAACGCAGATCCTACCACAAATTCAACAGCTTTTTTATACGTAAATGATGGATCCAACAGTAATTCTATTTATTACGTACCACTATACAAAAACCCAACACAATCAGATTGGAACTATGGAGTAAGATAATTATGGACAAAACAACAGAACGTTTAATTCAACAAATGACGTTTGAACTAGGTATCCTGAAAGCTCAGAACATTGAGCTTCAGGTAAACCTAGATTTAAAAAATGAAGAGCTCGAAGAACTTAAAATGAATCGAGCGATTGACAATATTGCTACTAACGAACATATTATGGAGGTACCTGAACATGAGTCTATGGAAAATTAGATCTAGCTATCATATTTATAATGAACAAGGTGCGGTTGAAAAGACCCAATTTGAATTGTACACTGAAACACCAACAAACCTAATAACAGTTTTTCTTGAAGGTAAACATGATATTGCTAATGTTGGTAATGAAAACGAACTTATCAAGAAATGTCTTCTTGCATTCCATAAAGAATATTTCAGCGAGGTTGAATTTACCGAAACCACTAAACGTGTAGATAAGCTGGTTGAAAATATCACAGAAGCTGAAAAAGAAAACAAACGCCGCGACGATTTTATCGAAGCCATGGTTCTTAACACCATCATGTCTGAAAATGTTCACTATGGCGTTGTATATAAGAAACTTGCCGCTCTTCTTCCTCGACTTGAAGTTGGTAAGACTTATGAGCGAAATGAAATCGCCACATTCTTGGATGAGTCTCATACCGAAATTTCAGAAGAAGGTAAATTGGTTATTGTCCAATTCAATCAACAAATGGTCTACAATGGCGAACCCCTATCTGTGTTTATGAATAATGGCGAATGGGGACAAAATGGTAAAGCTATTGCATGGCCATTCAAAATTTCGTAATCTAATAAAAGGAGACACTATAAATGTATACTAAAACTGTACGATTACCTTACACTTTATGGTATGATGGGCATGATAAGATTTTCCGAATGGATATGTCTACAATTCTTCCAGAAGAACACTATGAAGATGGTAAAAAATATGTCGGTAAGATTCGTAATGTACAAGTAGGAGGATATAATGTCGATGGTGATATTCAACCACCTCCTGATGGGAACCATAGTTATCTAGAGGTAACCGAATTTGCTACTGCTGTTTATAACGAGCAAAAACATTATGTTGACATCACGTTAAAATCTTTCCCGAGTTTCAATGCTGATGGAGAAATTGCATTATCTATTGATTACGAATTAGCTAAGGGTATTGAAGAATACATTACCGATTATTCTTATCAAAAGAAAGAAGTCACTATCATCATTCCTATTCGATCACATGAAAATCCATCTAAAGATCCTGGACGATTTAATAATGGTATTGGAATTGATAAGATGGATGTTCGAAACGGTTTTGCTTATACGGTAGGAGCGAGTGAAGAGCCTATTGTATTCAGTTTTGAGTTGATTGAGCGTGATATAACAGATGAATTTATCACAAACGGTCAAGCTCTGGATATGGTTAAAAATAAAGCCATCGAGAGCGCTAATTTGGTCGCAAATGATTCTGGGTTAGAACTTTCTTTGAACTGGAAATCCTTCGGTCAATTATCTTGGGATAACTTAAAACAATATCTTGGTGGTTCTAATTCTACTGAATATGTTGCTACTACACTAGATGATATTTTGTCAATGTTGGATAATGCGGACTTAAATAACAATAATAGATTAACTAGTATTGTTGCCCTAGGCTTGCACACTAACATCAGCGTTCGAGAAAATGGTTCTAAAGATATTGATGTTAATTATACTGCAACGTATTATGACTCAGAAGGAAGAAACCCTACTACTAGAAATTATACGTTATTTACAATCCCTAGATCTCTTCTTGGTGGTGAAGGTAGTACTGTCGATACTGAATCTATTAAAAATAGTATTTTAAGTGTGATTCAGCAGCAAATTCCAAACGCAACAACGATCAAACAAGAAATCTTAGCCGATGTAAATCCTCGTATTCCCGATAAGGAAGTAATTAAGCAAGAAGTTTTAGCAGCAGTTCCAACATCTTCTTACGAATTAACTCCTGGTAAGATGAATGCCGTAATTAATGAACTTGATTACGCAACTGAGACGACGGCATTTATAGATAATATCCATAATCATTTTGCGTATGATCAAAATCTTAAATTTATTAAAAGTGAAAATTCCTACATAATTGAGTATAAAAACTATGTTATTATGACAATCCCATTCTCATCTCTTCGCGAATTGCCAACAGCGACTGCTGGTGAGTCTATAACCATTGAGAAAATTCTTGAGTTAGTTTCTGACGAATCTAAATCTGAAGTTATTTCTCAGCTTAAATCTAAATTAGCGTCTACACCTCTAACAGCAGAACAAATTCTTGATAAAGCCACTGAAGCTGCAGCAGACCGTGAGAAAGCTGGAAAACTCTTCCAGAAACTTCTTGACGCAGAGACATTGAATGTAGTTGAGAAGACTGATGGTTATGAGTTGAGCTACACAGGTGATGTGAATAAAGTTCTTGTGAAGATTCCTAAACAAGCTATCACAGTAAGCCAAGAAGTAATCACTGCTGCCTTGACAGAAAATGTGGTTACTGAAACTATCAAACCTACTTTGGATAAATCATATTATTCTAAAGAAGAAGTCGATAACCTTATCAAGAAACTCAAAGAAGAGTTGACTGCTGAAGACCATGAAGGCACTCACTCAGAAGAACACCCACAACAATAGGAGGAATAAAATATGACAGTAAGTACAGCTGCAATGATTGCATGGATGCAAGCCCGTAAAGGTAACGTATCCTATAGTATGGACCACCGTGATGGTCCGGATAGTTATGACTGCTCATCAGCTATTTATTACGCTGGTGTATCCGGTGGAATGAGCGAGCTAGATTGGGCTTGTTCAACAGAAACTGAACATGCTTGGCTTGAAGCTAATGGATGGGAATGTATTGCTGAGAACGAAGAGTTCGATTGTCAATACGGTGATATTTTCATCTGGGGACAAAAAGGATATTCTGCAGGTGCCTTTGGACATACCGGTATTTTCTTGGATACTGAAGGAACTATTATCCACTGTAACTATCCAGACGATGGTATTGGTATTGCCGAACACGATGACCTTTGGATGCGTGTAGGTCAACCATATTATTATTGCTACCGTTATAAAGGAGCTCCAGCAACTACTCCAAATCCAGCTCAAATTGAGCATGCTACAACACAATTCGAACAAGAAATTGCGAATGGTGTATCTCTACAGAACTCACCACAACCATATTTCGAAGCGACAGTTTCAGACGACTATTGGGTAGAAGCTCACCCATTCTCTGGCGCTGAAGAAAAAGAATTATTTAAGAAAGGGACACGTGTTCGTGTGTATGAAAAGGTTAATGGATATTCTCGTGTAGGTTCTCCACAATCTTATCAATGGATCGAAGACAAGGTCCTCACAGAACACAAGGATTTGTAATGAAGAAATCTGAGAAGTTCTTATGGGTAATCAGCATCCTCTCATTCGTGGGGATGCTTACCCTTTTATATTTTGTATTGACTTTAGCTAATATGGTTTTATCCTACCAACATCATTATTATGAATTGTTGGAAATCATTAGCCAAATGAATACTCAAGTACACTATCCAGGAGGATAAAATATGATTATTATTGCAGATGGACAGTTATACCATACAGTTAGCCACGAGGATACGCTACAACACTTCGGCGTCAAAGGAATGAAGTGGGGCCAACGTATTCGAGGAAATTACGTTGTTAGCGGTAATGCTGCGGCCCGAGCTAAGAAACGAATTCTAAAATTACAAAATCGTAATAAGCGCACCAAAATGAATCTGGCTAAGGATATTGCAGTGAATGCGGCTGTCGTGGGGTTAACGGGGGTAGCCGCTGCTGCTCGTACAAGTAACCAAATGCGATTTGAGAGGGGAAATAAAATTGATAAACTTCGGGCGAAAGTAAACTCAAATAAAAATAATACCAATTATAAAGATGAGTTGAAGAAGATAAAAGAGGGTTATCAAAAGCGTTCTCTTCCAGCCAAGGCCGAGTGGAAAAAATCTATCAAAGAAAAAGGTCGATTCAATTACGACACTCGTACAGCTAAGTTGAAATACCATGCTGCTAGATATCGGGATGGGGCAGACGAATGGCGTTCCAAAGTAGGCGGTAAAAAGACAACCACTACTGAAGTGATGGGTTATTACAACGCTAAACGTTTGGATGATAAAATTAAGAAACGTGAAGCAAAACGAGCTTAACGCAGCATTTACACATCCTATAATGAAATAAAATTATAGGAGGTAGTCGATATGATTACAACAATAACTAATTTGGAGCAAATGAAACAAGCTATTGAGACTTTCAAAGAAATATCAGAATTTCATTTTCAAGCTATGGAAACGCTTCTATTACTCGAAGGAAGAGTAGATAGAATGGCGGAACTACGAGACTTGATTGGAAAAGTTCGAAATATTATTAATGGGTCAGATAACTTGAATTCAGAAAACGCTGCTCTACTATTAAAGAAACTTGTTGAAGAAAACGACGCATCTCTAGAAGATATTCTAGGAATGAAACCAGAGGAATACTTACCGAAACTAACTATTCTAAGAAAGGCTTTAGGTAGCCCTAAATAGGATGTTGGAATCTACAAGGATTCCTCTTTTTTCGATTTCCAAAAATTCCCGGGGAGTGATTTTAAATCTCAATTTCGTAGTTTTTACATGTCCTATAATGAAATAAAATTTATTATAGGAGGGTCAATATTATGACTACATTACACGAAACTAATGATGAACAAATTAAAAATTTGTATAACCTAGGCTACCGCTGGTATGAAGATGAACAAATATTTACTGTTAATGTTACAGAATTAGAATCTGCATGTAATTATTATAGTATTATGGCTACATCAGTTAATAAAATAATTTATGACAAAGACTTTATGTTGGATTTCTATTGTAAACATCAAGATATTGCCAGAGCTATGCTTAGCTACAAGGAAATAACTAATGATTAAATAGAATGATACAAGAAGACTTTGTCTTCTTTTTTATTTCGCAGAAATTACACAGCATATGATGAAAAGGGCGTAGCTCAGTTGGGAGAGCAGCCGTACTGCGAGATGCGTACGGAGGGTCGCGGGTTCAAATCCATGCCACCTTTTCTTTTTTCGCAGGATTTACATATCCTATAATGAAGAAGATAGCTCAGCGGGAGAGCATCCGGCATTGTACGGAGGGTCGAGGGTTCAACTCCCTCTCTTCTTTATTTTTTTTTGAGAAAGGAGGCATATCGATGCCTGTAAGTAAGAAACGTAAGACAGCGAAGAAAAATCCTCGTCGCTATGGAACAACTAAACATATTCCAAATGTTGTCTTATTGGAATACAAGTATATTCACGGTCATTATGAACCGAAGACAGATGAATTCAGACTCTATGTCAACATGGTTTGTAATGGGGCTCCTATTATTTGTTCAGGGTATATTGACCCGGACCAATCGTATTTTAAAGGGATTCGTGTCCATAATCCGAAACCGATTAAAGGTCATACAGCACAAACTATTTATGTTACCAAGAATGATGCTCCTCATTTCTTTAGTACTATCAAAGCCTACGTACACACTGTAGGCGATTTATTAGATAGTGGGGATAACAATATTCCGACGTTAGATATTAGTAACGATGGAGGATATTTCAAAGATAAGGATATCCCGACCTATCGTACGCTAAAAGAAACGCAGGAATTACATGTCCTATAATGAAATAAATATATTGGAGGAAACTATCATGAACAACAAAGGAATTTTTGGATTAGTGAACTATGAGGACACACCATTTGAGGTGAAGTATAGCGATGGTACTGTAAGTATTATTGTGAAATCTTTAGCTCAAGGTGTTATTGATGGAACACTAATGATTGGAGCCGTTGCTGTGGTTAGTGGATACGCTAGATTATTTAAGAAATAGGAGAACTACTGATGGAATCACTAACGTGGTTCTTCTTTTTTTTTATTTCGCAAGATTTACACGCCCTATAATGAAATAAATATATTGGAGGACACTAAAATGTTAAACAAAGGATTATTCCCATTTTACAGTTTTGAAGGAACTGTCTTTGAGGTAACTGAGGACGACGATTTTACAATGCAAGTCGCTAAAGGTGCTGGACAGACAGTTGTGAATGCTGCTGTAACTGTGGGAGCAGTCGCGTTGACTATCGGTGCAGGTTATTTAATGAAGTAATAGGATTGAATTCAATCCTATTCTTTTTTTGTTTTATCAAGATGATTTTCCTAAGCATATCATAAATAATTATTTTAAGGAGGAAGCCTCATTTATTGTCAGTTTTAACAATGATATGCTTTGGTAAGTCATTAAAAGGAGGTATAAACTATGGCTTTAATTTTATCGCTAATATCAATTGGTATTAGTTTCATCACTTTGTATAGAATATACAAAGAAAATAAGGATCAAGATGATTGGAGGACAAGAAAATGAATCCTATTAATTTTGTAACTCGTCCCGAGATGGTGAATTATAGTAGCGCTGATATGGTGTTATTATCATTTCTTAAATCGATTATGTACGACTATACACGAACAACCGATCCTATGGATCGAGCATTGATTGTTACAATTCTTTCTTCGTTACCACGGGTACATAAATTCGAGACGCAGGAAGCATCTAACGATGCGAATGATGCAACTCGAGCATTTTTCAATGCTAATGGCGCAGCTACCATGCAAGATATGATGAACGGTGCATATAATACAGAACTATTACAAGAACGTTTAGATCGAATCGTGAAATCGTTTGATAAACTAAGAAAAGGATATTAGAAAGGAACTGTTATGACAGAAGTGAAATTTCATACTAAACCAACACAAATCGATAGACAAAATCCAATTAAAGTTCTAGAGGTGGGTGGAGTTATTTGCTGGTTATATTACTTACCGAAGAATGGATACTATGTACTATTCAAGGTTGCAAATAGTGTTTCAACAGCATCATTAGCTGGTTTTGATGAGAATGATGAATTCAACACTCTTTCAAATTCTGAAACAGAGATTCATACAAGAACCGATTTAGTGAATTATTTTAACTCCTGGAATAATTTGACAAAATTTGATATTGTCAAAATCCAGGAAGATATTCTTAAAATGGAATTGGAAAAGACGCAGGATTTACACACCCTATAATGAAATAAAATTATAGGAGGAACAATATTATGTTCAGAAAAATTGTTAGAGAAGTTGGATTTCGCACTTTGGCTTTATACGCCGTGCTTGAAGAAGCTTATGTAGATAAGCTCGAAAAGCAAGGATATATAACTGGAGACGGAGCATATCATCGAAGACGATTGGATACTGTTCAGAAAGTATTGAAAAAACTTCGTAATGAGGGATTTTAGAAAGGAGAATAAAATGAATCTTATAGGTCAACTATTTAGACTTATTAAATTGGTCGTAGGTGTACGATTGATTGAATTGTTTTTTAAAATGTTAGGACTTTAAGGAGAATAACATTCTCCTTTCTTTTTTGTGAGGTAAGAAAATGAACGATGAAGAATATCGACTGTTTGTTGAACGTCAACCGCTAAAAAGCAGACTCGGACCATATGTGTCCATTATAAATACTGTCGTTATTGGAATAGCAGCACTATATTTGTGCAAAGGATTTAAGAAAGGTAAGTAATAAAATGACTATGTATCGTTGGAATGTAAAAGAAATCAGCAAAGAAACTGAAGAATATATTAATCAAAAATATGGAGAAGAACTTAATGGAATTGAAGCATTTAAGAAAATTGAAACTTATTTGGTCAAAGCGGCCATTATGTTCGGAGCATCAGCAGTGAGTATATGGGGGCTTTCTCGAATAGTTAGACAAACTCGAGTTCGTGGTCGTGCACAATTGGATATTATCCAACAACAAGATGAACAACTTCAAGAGATGTTCCGATTGGAGGATGTAAACGATGTACATATTGAATAACAATAAGTTAAGAAAAAGACCAGCATGGGTTACTTGGTTATTTTTTAATAGACAATTAAGTAGGGATATTAAAGAAAGTATTCCTATTTTAAAAGAAGATATTTCTAGATTGGGCTTGGCGGAGCATAAAGTTCATGAAGCAAAGATGTTACCTCTAGAATTATCTATTGCAGAATTGGGATATGGAATGACGGAACTGTTGGATCATATTAGTGGTATAAATCATGGATGGATACGATATTCTGATATTAGATACCTACTGGTACTTTTTAAGATACTAGATATGACACTAAAAGAAATAGAATTTAAGAAAGGTGTAAGCAATGTTTAAGAATTTATTTGAAGTTGAGAAAGTGGAATTTGACGATAAAGATATGCAAGAAGCATATTACAGAGGCATGCGCGATGGCGAGGCAAATAACGAAATCTCTAATGCCCTTATCATGGCTGGTACAGGTATTATGACGGCTATAGCATACTTATTTTTAAACCGTCGCAATACTCGTATGAACCGCGAGTTGAATGCTGCTATAGCGGAGGAAGGTAAATTGGGCGAATCATTATTTCTTAAAGAACAGAATGATAAATTGCGAGAAATGTTTGGAGAGGACTAATGAGACCTATTGATCGTGTTATTGTAAAAGTTAATAATAAGGTATATTCTTTTCTAGATCCATTATTGTTAGATGAAACAGAGAGACCATATTGTTCAAATGATAGTACAGTTAACAAATTAGCAGTTGTGATTCCGTATAATAAAGATTTTATTAACAATATCATTATAAAATCCGACAAAACATTTAAAATGATTGAATCATCAACTACAATTTTATCTTTAAATGGGGTATCTATTTATACTTTCATAATCGAAAGTATACAATACGATGGTGTAAATCTGGTTATAAAAATGGTTTGTCCATATTGAGGTGATACCATGATTAGTAGACTGATTATTAAATATCATGGAAAGATATATTCTATTCCAATATCTCATTACACTTGTGAAGATGTGGAACACTTGGGTGACCATCTAAGAATTAAACCGTATTTTCCTTCACATATGAAGGCAGTTGAGGCTTTATATTCAGATTTGTTAAGATCCGAATATTATGATTCAAATGAACTCATTGTTTCAGAACTATTTGGCAGACTCTATAAATTGGTTCGTATTTCTAAGGAATTATATAGAGATTCTGTATACAAGTGTTTTACGATTATAACGCTCGAACAGATAGAATGGCCTGTTCCGCAAGATTTCCTTATCCTATAATGAAAGGAAGGTAAAAACTATGCATAAATTAGCTATGGTATTATTGTATGATGGTTTAGATTATCAAATTGAGAATCTAAAAATTCAGATGGCACTATCGGAGGATAATGCCGAAGTTCAGGATTTAAACATGAAGCTCGCCAAACTTATTGCTGTTAAGAACGAACAGTATAAGAATCAGGTGACGCCGGAAATATTATTCAAGACTTTGGTGGATATTCTTGGAGCTAGTGCCGTTCTGAAGTTTGAAGAATTCAATATTATTGGTTCTAAACTATGGAGCACAATTGGATCAAGGTTATTTAAGTAAAGGGATTACGCATCCCTTTCTTTTTTTGGAGGTAAGATAATGGCAGACCCAGTATACAAAGTATTTGTAGATCATTTCAAGTCACAGAACTCGTTTTGTTTAAGAATATCGACGGACAATCAAAAGCTTGCTATGGATGGATATAAGAATTTCCACGCCATGCATTCAAATGTTGTCGTATTAGATTTGACAAACATGTTTGATGCAGAACGAATTAAGAAGGAAAATTTACCAGAACAATGTCTCATCATGAGTATGGACAATCTAGGATTTGATATTGAAAAAGGTAGATGGTATTACAAGTTATATTGTTATGGTACATTTAACAAAATGTCGACAATTAAAATGATTGAAAGACATTATCAAGATTTATATTTTGGAGTAAAGAAAGATGACTAGACCTATTGTTAAGACATCTGCAGAATTCAAACAGACGGTAATTGATATGATTAAAGCGATGCCGTTAGATGATTTCTTATTGATGCCGCAGAAAGAAATTGATAAGTATATCTCTGCGTGGACAGACCCAGATAAAGAAACGGGTATTAGTCCTGCGCAAGTAGATTACAAACAATATTTCCATTTCCTTATGACGCTTCCAGAAGAGATGCATGTTTTGGACATGGATTTATATTACTTTAGAATCGCTCGTAGGATTGTAAACAACATTCTATTGTCAATGTTGGAGACATCCTATTACAAAACTGTATTCGGTAACCACGATGTTGATCATGAAAACTACAAATTACTATACGAGTTGATCTCAGAGACCGCAGACCGTATTGAGACTAATCCGGATAATAAAAGAGCATATATGAGCGCTAAAGAATTGAAGGATGAGTTCGAAGCATATTACGACAAAGTCGTAGAAGAATATAATGAGCATGGAGGCTGAACCGATGAACTCTACAGGACAATATACCCTCATATTGTCTAAAGGGGATTTCTATGATACGGTGGTAGCTAACGTCAAAAACCTACCGTTAAAAGAGATGTTTTTCATAGACGATTGGTATATTGAGCGTTTGATACGTAATTGGAGTCATAGAAGATTAGACATAGAGTATAGACGGTATATTTTTGGGTTACTAATGGTACCTGACGAGACAATCAAGATCGATTCACGACTCTGCTTGTGGAATATAACAAGAGAAATCGTGGACGAGTTAGTAAGTTGCCTTGCAGAAGGCTTTTATTATGACGATCAACTCAGTGTCATAGGCGAAAACCTGTGGTTCGAACCGTTCGATCATCACGAGGACGATAAGGTTGCCCCTGAAAAGATCAGATATTTCTTAGATATTTTGGATACAATCTACGACCGAGTAGATGCAAACGGGTGGGATACCCTCACCTGGCTTAGAAAAACTATAGGAGAAGATTATTTAACATGAAACACCATATTCACTTGAGACTGTCGGATGATGAAATGAATGAGTTAGCTAATGCGTTCCATTCTTGTGATAAGGAAGTAGAAATAACTATTCCGAATACACATTATGTCATACATGTGGAAAGGGACGATAATGACTAACGTATTATATAACGATAGGGCGTATGTGGACGCTCTATATGACAGCATGGAAAGAGTATATTTTAATGATATTCAATACCCAGCACCAAACCCAGTCCATTATTCATTCACAGTTAGAGCAGATGGATTAAGTTTACATAAATGGCTGAAGTATCGAATTAGCGAGGGTTATCGCGAAATCAATAAGATACGAGATAAACGAGGATTGCTACTAGTGAAACCATTTGCTAGTAAAGAAGCTTGCTTACGAGGTCTGTAATTCGCAGAAATTGCATGGCCTATAATGAAACGATAAAAGAAAAAGGAGGACAATATTATGTCAATGGAAAACGTTTCAAACCAAATCGAGGAAGTTGTTGAACAAGGACAACAGGCTGTAGAAGAACTAGCAACGGAAGCACAAGAAAGTGTAGACAATGCTGTTACTGTGAAGAACGATAAGGGATTTTTAGATAAATGTGCAGAAGCTGCCGCTATCTGGAAACCAGTTGTCAAACAGGTTGGTAAAGTCGCATTAATCGCGACCGGAGGAGTTCTAGTCTATAAAGCTGTTGATTCTTATATTCAAAAGAATCGTAAAGAGGTTGAAGGCGAAGTAATTGACGGAGAGTTCGAAATTAACGAATAACCGTTTCGATAAATACTGAGAGTAATTCTCAGTATTCTTTTTTTTTAGAAAGGAGAAGCTAGTGAAAACTTTATTAGGCTTTTTGGTAATGTTATTGTCTGGAGGATTGCTGTACGCAATGGTGTATACAGGTTTTGTATTTTTCTTCGGATTGGATGTAAGAGTGTCAGGATTTTTGACAGGAGGTATTGTAGGAATTGCTCACTATTTTTGGGGGTATTCAACTCATGAGAGTAAAGAAACTAGCAACGAATAATTTATGGCAGTAATGTTGGAAGATTACGGCGCGATTCGTGTCGTAAATAATCGTATGGGGTCATACACGTTTATTATCCCATTAGATGGTGCTCGAGATGTAGCACTTGCTGATTTAGCAACTGAATTAAATGTATATCGTGACTTAATGATATATCGAGGCGAGAAATACTACGCCTTGACCGGAGTAAGTAAGGAAATGGACCCAGCAGATGCGAGCTGGTCCGCAAGAATAGAAAGTAGGAAATTATGACAAAAACAGACTACAATAAAGTAGCACAAAAGAAACGCGTTGAGGTAGAAGATTCAGGAGAATCTCTTGAAAAGCATATTCAACCAGTAGCCAAAGGAAAGGTTCGTAAACCGGGCGTTGGTAAATGGATGAGTAATGTATTTTTCGGTGAAGAAGGGTTTCGTGGTATGGCTACTCATATGTTTACGGAAGTTATTGTACCTAGTATTCAGAATACTGTAGCCGACGTAGCGATATCTGCAGTACAACGTGCCATCTTCGGGAATGATTATATTCATCGAAGACACTCTGGCAGTTACTGGGGACGCACACCAAATAACGTCACTCGTATGGACTCATGGCGCGGTGGGCAAAAAGATTACACACAATCATATGCCAAGCGCAGCCGCACCGCTTCGAATTTCGTAGAAGAAATTGTGTTTGAGACGAGACAAGACGCACAAGAAGTATTCAATATTCTATTGGCCAATTTAGAAACTTACGGTGTGGTGACTGTTGGAGATTTCTATGAACTCTCAGACCAACCAGCTAAATTTACAGACCAATCTTTTGGTTGGACTATTGCTAATGGCGGCCAAGGATTAGCCGGTGCTCGTATTGTGGCTGCGCGTGGTGGAGGATTCAAAATCCAATTCCCAATGCCTGTGGAGGTGTAAAATGCTAACATATAGCGAAGAAATTATGGCAATCTGTGGTATAACTGCTGTATTTTCATTAGGAACTGCTGCAGCATATTTCGTCACCTTCTACAAAGTAGATGGATATCCAGTGATTCAAGGTTTATTCATCCTTATATGGGCGTGTTTGTTCGTTATCTATCTCTTATGGATATGGTATTTTATACATAGTATTATCGAATGTATACGAAAGGACAATTAAAATGACATGGGTGTCTGAACAAACGAAGAAGGATATTTTGGAACTTGCAAAATTATCCGGTATAAATCAATACGGCGGTTTTGCCATGTATGAGGGCAAGCAATATTACATTAATGTAGATAAAGGTATTGTCGACCCAATTATTCAACATGGTGATAACCCATTTGAAAAACAAAAGAAACATTATATTAATGTGTTAGAAGCATTCTTTGGAGGAAAGTAAAATGAAAAAACTAATCGGAACACTTGTATTGTTATGTACGCCACCTGTTGGTTGGATTATTTTAGCAATGATTTGGGTCGGTAAAAGCAAATGAAATGGATAGTAGGGATATTGTTAGGCTTGGCCTTATTCATTGTAAACACATCCTTACTACTATTTGCAGCATTTCTATGGAAAATTATGTCAATGCAACTACAGGCAGCATGGCTATTTGTATTGATTGCCGGCATTGATATTTCTATAGGAGTTACTTGGTGGAGGGACAACAAATGAAAAGTAGACAAATGTATTTAGGTTGTATCATTACACGCGATGATATTTACATTGATACATGGCACAACGTAGCATCGTTTCAAGAATTCGAAAAAGGATACATAGTCGAACATATAATTGACAACCATATTGTAGTATTTGTATTTGCGAAAGAGAATGGCTATCGTATTTACGAGTTCTGGGACACACCAGAACTTATACAAAAGCATATTGAAGAAACTAAGTTTATCGAGTCAAAAATCGACGAAACATTTGAACAAATTACAAAGGAGTTAGAAAAACACTATGCGAATTAGATTATATCCAAAAACACAAGTTAAAAGTAAAGAGAATCGTCCATTGTTATTCTCGGATATTGACAAAATTAAATACACTCAGGGCGATAATGGCTCATGGACAATTGCGTTTGAACACGTAGACCATATCCATAAGACAGAAGACATCCGTGGGTATTCCGTATTTTCATCCGAACATTTTGCAGCATTCACACTATTATGCGAATCATACTCAGATACTAACAAAGCTAAAACAGTCCTTGAAGGAGGGAACAACTAATGAAACTACCAGATATGAAAGCAGTAAAAGCAGCAGCTAAAACAACATACACAACATCCAAAATCTTGACTAAGAAGTATGCACCATTTATTCTACTTGGAGTTGGGCTTGTTGGTTATGGATATTCGGTATACGAAGGCGTCAAATCCGGTAAGAAACTAGAAAAGACAAAAGCGAAGTATGAAGAGCTTGACCAAGCAAACATCCCATATTCTAAGAAAGAAGTGGTAATGGATATTGCGAAAGACGTAGCGGTACCTGTAGCAGTTGCAACTGCATCCACTGCAGCAATCGTATTAGGTTTCGCCATTCAAACAAATCGTCTTAAAGCTGTATCTGCAGCACTTGCTATGGCAACTGAAGAGCATGCGCGTTATCGTCTACGTGCTAAGACAGTTCTTGACGAAGAAACATTCAAGAAAATCGATGCTCCTATGGAAACGAAATCTGTAGAAGTTGACGGTAAAGAAATCGAAGTCGAATCTGTTGTACCTAATGAGGGTGATTTCTATGGACGATGGTTCAAATATTCATCAAACTACGCTGCTGATGACCCTGAATACAATGAAGCATGGGTACGTGAAGTAGATAATATGTTAACCGCTCGTATGGCTAAAGCTGGTATGCTCACATTTGCGGAAGTGTTAGATGCGCTTGGATTTGAAGTACCGAAAGCAGCATTACCATTTGGTTGGACAGATACTGATGGATTCTATATCGAGTGGGATACTCATGAAGTATGGAATGATGACAAACAAGAACTTGAACCACAATTATACGTTCGTTGGAAGACTCCACGCAACCTATATGCTACAACCAATTTCAAAGACCTTATGCCTAAGAAAACTAGAAAGGAATTGAACTAATGAAAACTCCTGTCAAAGTTATGTTAACATTGGTAGGTGTGACGGGCGCTGGATACGGCGCCTATCGCATTTACAAATGGTGGAAAGAGGAAGATAAACTTGAGGAAGAAGGTTTATCTTATGAGGAACTAGTGGCCGCAGCAGAAGCTAAGAAAATTGAGCAGAAGATTGAAAAAGACGCCGCGCGTGAAGAAGAATTCGACAAAGCAAAACGTGAGATTGACGGATTACCAGACGACGGACTGGATTGGTATAAAACGCCAGAGGGCGATATCCAACGTGAGTTTACACCGTATGAAAAGAAATTTGGAGTTGACTATAATCCACTGACAGAAGAGCTTATTTCGGAACACGATAAATATGGAAACGTATTTGAATACGTACGTAAGTTTAAAGAAGGGACAAAGCTCCTAAACCACCGTGATGACAAACGCACTGTGAATGATATTATGGAGCAGACAAGGGAAATGACAGCACAAATCAAAGCACTGAAAGTGAATGAAATGGAGCACGACAAACGTATTTATGATGACAACACACAAGAATCATATGACTACTATCGTGCATTGGTAATGGATAGAGCTGGTATCGAAAATGAGGAGTTGCGCGATAACTTGGCAATCTTATTCTCATGGGAGTATATTCCAACTAAAGAAAATATCGGAGATAACAATCTACGTGAAGATATTATTCGCGACCGTACGGAGTACTTCAAATTTGGTACGATTTATTCTGACTGGGCATCGATTGCTGAAGCGATTATTTACTATGCAACACGTTTGCAATTCGCTACGAATGTTGGAACTGTTGAACAGTATGATGATTGGATTGTAGATACTCTTGGACTAGACTTACAATCAGATAAAGATCCAGTTATCCATGATACCATGGTATCGTTCTTTGAACATCATCGTCATAACAAACCGAATGCAGACGGTACTTATGGTCTATTCCATATTCCAGAAGAGGAATACAAAGACTCTATTACATTGTGGCACGAACACAACCACGCAGTAAGTTTAATTTTGGATGATAAAATGCCGCTCGTATTTGGGATTGAAGGAGATGAGTAATGCTTAAACGTATCAAGAGATTTTCAACTAGAGTTAAATGTGCATTTGCATTATTTATGTTAAGGAATTTGGTATTAAGCACGAAGACACGTGCAGAGTTAGAAGAGTATATTGAGAGAAGACAGTTGTTATTATCATCTTGGACGCGAGAAGTGGACAAGCATGGTGATCATACACCTTGGTACAAACTAGCAGCTTATTTAGATTCCTCATTTTATACAGATGAAGTCTGGCAGGAAAGTGATAATTGGTGTTTAATTCACTATCTCAATAATTATGAGTCGGTATACGAATTGCCGTCTTATGGTTTCTCATTTATATTCAATCGTTCAGGTCGTATTCGTCCTAAAAGCAGCTTAGATAGTGGGTATTCATTCTTTATGGTTCGAGATGCTGGCGTTGGCGCGCCTTATATTTGTATCATTAAGCAAGATGCCACTATAAGAAACTTCCTATTGGATAGACTATTTGTGTTATTATCCAAAGGCGAGATTGAGAATGTTATTAAAATGATCAACATGTACTGTGAGATTTATCATATGTATAAATACTATGATGACCTAAACGATATATGGTCGTTCGGTATACAAGAGTATATTCACGGCGTTCAGAACGACGGACTGTATGTGAATGAGGAATTATTCTGGAGGGAAACAAATGGTAATCAATAACATCATGGCATTCTTTGAAAAGTATGATAGGGCTGATATTAATAAAGAGGCGAGTAAGATTCTCTATAATGCATTTCGTGAATCATATAACTACAAACCAATCCTAGATAACCAATCCCGAAATTTCCTCGGGGGTGGATTTTTAACTGGATTTCGGTATAGTCCGAATATTAGTATCTATATTCCTGAGCCTTATGATTTGCTTGAGGGGACTGAGGGATATCTACACCCATACATCATCCTATCGGAGAGACCGATGGATTTACGGGTGTTGGTATTCCCATCAACCGATATGTTAGTAAGGGTTATTTCTGAGTTGTGTAATACTATGTTGAAGTATGACGAGTATATGGGTAACGCTCTCGTATCACGCCAATTCAAGATGATTCGACTAAAATTAGAATCTGGACGAGTATATATTGCTAGAGATTTACCAGATTTTATACTATCGGCAGAGTCTATGATAGCAAAAGTATTATTTGATGGTGCTGAGAAAAACTATTCTAGTAACGTCCATTATATCCATAGCAATCAAGACATCATTTTGGCAGACCGATATGGAGTCGGTCTACGAGGAAACCGTTCGAATTTTGGGAAATCGAAGGTCGTTCAAGAAAATGAAGAGAAACTTTTAAAAGAAGTAGAGAAGAATTTAGAAAGTAGAAGTAAGTAATTATGGTTATGATACATATAGAAAAAGAATATAATTATAAAGGTTATGAATGTGCGATTAAGAAAATTGATTACACTGACGAAAACATCAATGAATTGTTCGAATCAGAAGAAGATATTTCAGGGCGTAAATGGTGGCTATCTGGATATATTTTTCTACCAAATTCTAAGTTAGAATTAAAAGACGACATTAATAATATTATGCATGGCCGTATTTCATATGAAGATAAATTCTCAGAAATAACTGTATTAGGGTTTGATTGTAATCATGAAAATGATGGTGATGAAGAAAATACCATCGAATTTGTAGAAAATAATCTGAAAGAAGTTATCGATTTTATCGAAGGAGGAAAAGAAAATGAGTAAAGAACAATTGTATAGTGTATATATTCAATTCAAAGAAGGACAAGAAGCTGTATCGGTAGGTAATCGAAGAACCACAAGTGCCGAAGTTATAGGGAATGCGTTAGTAACCGAAGGATACTATTATACTAATGGTAAAGGTAAGCTTATATATAGTCTAGATACTATCGATTTTTGTAGTATTATTCCATTATCACCAGAAGAAAACGAAGAACAATTGAAAACCATTAAAGGAGAAGCCTAATGAGCGTTAATATAAACAACAGAAACTATTCAATCACACGTGTACCTATTATTAAGGCAGAACACTTTGAAAAACAAGCAAAACAGCTAACAGATATGGGTATCGCAGTTACAGCAGAGGACCAATTGGCTATGTGGCTTGACTCAATGCTTAATGTTCTCCGTAGTGGAGGTATTATTACTGTGGCGGACTTGCGAAAAGCTACTGGTTCGCCAGTAAAACCTGATGATTATTTCTTCGGATGGAATAATGTGGCAATGACATCATTACAAATTAAGGATGGTATGATCCAATTTCCGCTTATTTATTTGTACCGTGTGTTTGCACAATCTGCCGAGCAATTTGATTTCTATACTTTGTCGGTGTGGAACAATCGCGAGAATAAAGGCGAAGGTCACCCCGATACTCATAGAGAATATCTGAATGCGTTTGTGGAAGATTGCTACCAATTGGGATTGATTGAAAGATATTACGCAGATGATATTTTGAACTAGGAGTTAACTATGGAAAAATATGTTGTGAGCGCTGACGAATACTATTATATTCATAAAGTTGTATTATTATGTAACGAATTTTATGATGACTTAATATCAATTCGTCATGCAGAGGTAAATAAAGAAGATTTTTATAACTTAGCAGGACATTTAGTAGCATACTCCGAACTTCATGGCATTAGTCATGAAGGATTGTGTAATGTGCTTAAGGATATTACAGGCGTCCAATACGAAGATGTAATTAACATTCTGCTAGAAGTATTAAAGGAAAGCCAATTTGTAAAAAGGCTATAGGAGAGACTGATGGAACAATCTGTAAAGAAACTCAAAGTTGTGGATATCGATTTCCATGCGATTGACCGTTCACGTGAAGACAATCTATTTTTCGATGTAATTGAACATCGTTTCGAAGATGACTTCTTGGTTATCTCTCGATACCGCGAATATTCTGATGGTGTACCCCGAAAAGTCGATGAGTACATTCCAAAAGAATCTATCGCTAGAATCACCATATATCAAGAAAAGAATGACTATCTACAATATATTGATGATTTGTTGTCACCATTCAAAAAATCAGATGAAAAGCCTAAAGGCGATATCATAGACTGTCATATTGTATGGTATGACAAAGGTACTGGTGGTATCATGGACAAGATTATTCGTTATGTCGAAAGTGTCACATTCGAAAAACGTATTAATGGTTATGCAGTTATCAACTATAAAGAACATCCCGAAGATACCGTAATGAAGTTATTCCGAGTTCCTCAGGGAGATATTATTCAGTTGACTAGATTAGTAAATGGTGAACAGGAGGGTAGTTGGTATGAGCAAGAAAAATAATGGTGTTCTATATATTAAGTACAAAGACGATAAAGAGGCTAAAAACGGGAGAGGTATTGCGGTTCATCTTTATCAAGACGTTAAACATTATGGTTTCCTAGCTGAAGGAATCAATCTACTAAAAATTGAGTTAGAAGATGACAACCGAGAGGCTATTTATATCCCGCTATCAAATGTTGCATTAATTGAGTA